TGAGCGGTGTCAGCGGCCGTTTTCTCTCCGACGCTCGACCGCGCGCGGTTTGGGGCTGCTAGGAGGCCGGTCCTCTCGGGTCGGCTTGTGGTGGGCCGGTCGTGTCGGGTGGCGTGCCTCTGTGCTGGTGGGTGCAGTTTCGCGCCTCCGTGCCGGTGGGTGCAGTGCGTCCTGACAAAGCGCGTGCTTTGTGGTTCGGCGTGCAGTCGCGCCTGTCTGCTGCTGGTCGTCGTACAGTCTGAGCAGGCTAGGACAGGCTGAGGCAGGTGATCGAGTGCCCGCGAGCGCTCGTAAGCAGCGCGACGTCGCGTCGCGGCGGCAGCGTGTGCTGCAGCTGCGTGAGGCGGGGCTGTCGTATCAGACGATCGCTGACGAGCTGGGGCTGCGTAACGCGCACGCGGCAGTCGACGACGTGTATCAGGCTCTGGAGCAGCAGCGCGCTGAGCTGTCGCACCGCGCGGATCTGCACGTAACGCTGGAGCTGTCGCGGCTCGACTCGCATGAGCGTGCAGCGCAGACTGTGCTGCGCCAGGCCGCTGAGGCCAAGGACCAGGCGACTGTACTCAAGGCGATCGACCGGCTTGTGCGTGTGAGCGCTCGTCGCAGTCGTCTGCTGGGTCTGGAGACGGAGGGGCGTCAACGTCGTGACGCAGCAGCTGCAGCGGCTGCTGCGCTAGCGTCGAATGGCCCGGCGCGGAAGGAGCTAGTTGACCAGCTCCGAGACGATCTCGCAGCGAAGCGACGTGAGAAGCGGCGACGCGCCGGGTTCGGATGACGTCGACGCGCCACGTCACGGGGATCAGCGCCCGCGGCTGTGGTCGTTCCCTCAGACTGTCGTGTCGTCGATGGTCGACGAGTTCGCCGGCCTGGCGCTGTCGTGCGGTCTGCAGCTCGATCCGTGGGAACGCTGGGTGCTGCAGCAGATCGTCAGCGAAGACGTCGACGGCGCGTGGGCGGCCTTCGAGTTTCTGCTCATCGTGTCGCGGCAGAACGGCAAGGGCGCGATCATCGAAGCGCGCGAGCTGGGCGGCCTGTTTTTGCTGCGCGAGCCGCTGATCTTCCATACGGCGCACAGGTTCGACACGTCGCAGCGCGCGTATAAGCGTCTGCGCACGCTGATCGAGTCGAACCCGGATCTAGACCGCAAGGTGCGGACGTACTCAGACTCGCACGGCAGCGAGGGGCTGCAGCTCGTCGCTGAGCCGACGCTGATACTCGGGCCTGGCCGCGAGGACGTCGTGCAGTCGACTGCGCCTGAGCTGGCATACAAGACGCGTTCGCAGTCGAGCGGCCGCGGGTTTGAAAAGGTCAGTCTGCTCGTCTATGACGAGGCGATGTTCCTGAACGCTGACGACGTCGGCGCGTCGCTGCCGTCGATGGCTGCTGCGCTGAATCCGCAAGTGCTGTACACGGCGTCAGCGGGGCTGCGGTCGTCGTCTCAGCTCGCTGAGCTGCGTCACCGGATGCTGCGCGCGTGGGATAAAGACGAGCTGCAGTATTCGCCTGAGCTGGCTGACGCGAGTCTCGGCGCAGCTGAGTGGTCGATCGTGCCGCATCATGAGCACTGCCGCCCGAGCTGCACTGAGCATGACGACGTGACGTCGCGGCGCTCGATCGCGAAGGCGAACCCTGGCATCGGCTACCGGCTGACGTACGAGCACAGTGAGCGCGAGCGCAACACGATGAGCGCAGAGTCGTACGCGCGGGAACGGCTCGGCGTCGGGACCTACCCGGCGGCGAAAGACGGCTGGGCTGTCATCCCGGAAGACTGGTGGACCGGTACGACGATGCGAGATGACTACCGGCCGCGGTCGCCGGCGTTCGCGATCTGCACTGAACGCGAGCGCGGGACGACAGCTGTCGCGATCGCGGGCTCGCGTCCTGACGGGCGCTGGGGTGTCGAGCTAGCTGACATCCGCAAGGGCACGAGCTGGGTCGTCGAGCGTGCGTGCGAGCTAGAGCGCCGGTATGACCCGACGTGCTGGGTCGTCGACTCGCACTCTGCGGCCGGGTCGCTGATCGACGAGCTGACAGCCGCCGGGCTGAAAGTCGAGCAGCCGACAGCTGTCGACATCGGGCAGGCGTGCGGGCAGTTTTACGACGCGTTCCGTGACGATCAGCTGCGTCACGCTGAAGACGACGACGTGCGCAAAGCGCTAGCCGGCGCTGCGACTCGCAAGATGGGGCGTCAGTGGGTGTGGGACGCGGAAAACACTCTCGCGTCAGTGTGCGGGCTGGAAGCGTACACGCTCGCGCTGTGGGGTCACCGCAAGTACGCCGGGGACGCTGACTATGACATCAGCGCGTCGGTAGGGTTCGGTGAAGCTGAGATCAAGCGCATGCTCGCGATGGGCGTGTACGGGCCGGCTGATCTGCAGCGGCTGTCGAGCGCTGGGATCATCACTGCTGAAGCTGCTGCGCGCATACTCGCCGGCGACTAGGAGGGCATGACGGATGACTGAGCAGCAGACGATGCCGCTGAACCCGAAAGCGATCATGCACCGGCCGGGGCTCGTCGACGCAGCGCGCTGGGGTCGCGGCCGGGTCGCTGCTGCGCTGACGTCTGCTCGCTCGTGGCAGCTGTCAGACAGCGCGTACGGCGTCGCTGGGGTGCTGCTGATCAGCGCGTCTGCTGGGCTGCGGTTCGGGCTGTGGGCCGGGCTGGGCCTGCTGGGCGTGTGCTGCCTGCGGATCGACGCTAGGCGATAGCCGTGGGTCTGCTGTTCGGGTCGCGCCCGAGTTCCAACGGTGCCGCGCAGCGTGCCGGCCCGTATTGGGGCATCACGTCGCCGGCTGATCTCGTGCCGCCCCGGCCGTTTCAGCGGATGGGCGCGCCGGTCGTCACGCAAGAGTCAGCGCTGCGTCATTCAGCTGTGTGGGCGTGTCTGCGGATACGAGCTGATCTGATCTCGACGTTCCCGCTCGACGTGTACCGGCGCGTCAACGGCGTGCAGATCGCATGCCCGCCGCCGCCTGTGCTCGTCAACCCGGAGGGCAAGCCGGTCAACACGGGTAACGCGCTGATGCCGGAATTCATGTACTCGACGCAAGTCGACCTCGACCGGATCGGCAACACGATCGGCGTCATCACGAAGACAGACGGGTTCGGTAACCCGTCTCGCATCGAGCTAGCGCCGGCGACGTCGACGCAAGTGATCGTCAAAAACGGCAAGATCAACAAATACCGGATTGACGGCACGCTGTACGACCCGTCGATCATCTGGCACGAGAAGGCGTACACGCTGCCCGGCCTGCACGTCGGGCTGTCCCCGATCATGTACGCAGCGTGGTCGATCGGTGAGTACCTGAGCGTGCAAGAGTTCGCGACAGACTGGTTTAGCGGCGGCGCAGTGCCCCGCTCGCGCCTCAAGAACACGCAGAAGACACTCAATGAAGTCGAAGCTGCAGTCGTCAAGGAATCGTGGAAAGCGAGCGTCGCAGCGGGCGAGCCGTTCGTGCACGGCGCTGACTGGGAGTACGACTTTATCCAGGCACAGTCAGCGTCGAACGACTGGCTAGAGGCGAAAAAATACTCGATCACTGACGTCGCGCGGTTCCTGGGCGTGCCGTCTGACTTGATCGACTCAGCGCCCACCGGGGCGACTCGTCAGATGACATACGCGAACATCACGCAGCGGAACCTGCAGCTGCTCGTCATGAATCTCGGCCCGGCGATCATCCGCCGTGAGTCAGCGCTGTCGGGCATCCTGGTGCAGCCCCGGTATGTGAAGCTGAACACTGATTCGCTGCTGCGACTCGATCCGCTGACGCGCGCGCAGGCGATTGAGACTGCGATCCAGTCGCGGACGCTGGCGCCAAGCGAGGCGCGCGAGCTGGAGAACAGGGCGCCGTTCACTGATAAGCAGCTCGCAGAGTTTGACCGGCTGTTCGGTGTCAAGTACGCGACGGGTGTGCCGGCGATCTATGCGCCGTCGAAAGAGCAAGCGCTGAGCCCGGCTGAGCCGCCTGGCGACAGCAGTCAGCCTGAGCTGGAGCCGTCCCCTGAGCTGCCAGCGATCGAGGGACCGGGAGGTTCGTAACGATGTCTGATAACGAGCACGGCAGCAGCGCGAGCGCGCGAGCGCAGCAGCTGACGTCGTCGACCCGGCCGCACGAAGCGCGAGCAGCTGCTTACGGCGAGCGCAGCACGTTCGGGCCGGCTGCGCGCATGAACGGGTTCAAAGCTGAGTGGCGGCATCAGCCGGTCGTGCTCGGAACGAAGGAGATGTACCAGCTAGAGGGGTACAGCTCGATCGTCGGGCTTGAGTACGAGATGTGGGACGCGTGGGGTCCGTACGGCGAGACGATGGCGCCGGGCGCGTTCGACGAAACTCTCGCAGCCGGCCCTGACGTCGCGTTCCTTGTCAATCACCGGGGCGTGACGATGGCGCGGACGACGAACGACACGCTGCAGCTGTCAGCTGACGCGCGCGGCGAAAAGGTGCTCGCGTTCGTCAACCCGCAGCGCGTCGACGTGCACGATCTGCTCGTCGCGATCGACGACGAGCACATTACTGAGATGTCGTTCGCGTTCATGATCACTGAAGCGGAGTGGGACGAGGATTACGAGCATCTGACGATCACGAAAGTCGACCAGGACCGCGGGGACGTCAGCGCTGTCAACTACGGCGCGAACCCGTACACGTCGATCGCGGCGCGGTCGCGCGAGTTCCTGCGTGATCTGTCGCAGCTGCCCGATGGGGCGCAGCGCGCAGCTCTCGCGCAGCTCGCTGAGCGGTTCGGCGGGGTGCTGCTGCCGTCAGCGACCGGGCACGGCTTCGATGAGGGCTCGCCGGCTCGTCTGCGGCAGATCGCGCGCAACGGCGCCAAGCCGGTGCAGCAGCCGGGCGGGCGCTCGATCGCGATGGTGCTCGCGGAACTGGACGTCGACCTGTAACATCAGCCGCAGCACGACCCGCCCGGCAATCAGACCGGGCGACGCCCAGGCAAACGGGCAATCAGACTCGATCGCCTGGGGAATGCGAGCCGCGCACATGCGCCGGTCAGAGCGACCGCGACGGCTATCAACCCGATCAACTCGCGTTCCCACCTGGAGCAGATCATGCCCATTTACATCGACGACGTCATCACTGAGATCGAAGTCGAGCTAGAGCAAGCTGAGCGCATGCGCGATCGCGCGCTCGGGACCGTCAAGTTCATCGTCGCGCAGGCGACGCAAGAGGGCCGGTCGGCGCTCACCGCCGAGGAAGACAAGCAGGTCGCTGACGCGCAAGCTGAGCGCAAGAAGGCCCTGACTGCGATCCGGGGCATCGAGCACAAGCTGCAGACTGCTCGTCAGGCTCGCCGTGACGAGATGGAAGCTGTCGAAGCTGCGAACGAGTCACGCGACGCTGAGGGGCTGCCGCCGCAGCGGTCTGCCGCCGCAGCGGAGACGCGCACAGCGTCGCTGCAGATCGGCCGGAACGAGCGCACGTATCGCGCTGACACCGACCGTAAGGGCGTGTTTTTCCTGCGCGACGTCGTGTCTGCGACGATCCGCAACGACGCAGCTGCTCAGCACCGTCTCGCGACGCACATGCAGGAAGAGCGGATCGAGCGCGCCGAGTACGTCAACGGCATGCAGGAGCGAGCTGCCGGTGACTCGACTACGGCGAACTGGGCCGGTCTGACTGTGCCGCAGTACCTGACGGACATGTACGCGCCGGCTGTCGCAGCGCTGCGTCCGTTCGCGGACATCTGCAATCATCACGACCTCCCGCCGAACGGGATGACGATCAACATTTCGCGGGTGACGACAGCGTCGGGCGTGGGGCTGCAGGCGTCTGAACTGCCCGCCGGGGTGACGGCGTCGTCGATCGCTGACACGCTGCTGACTGAGAACGTGCAGACAGCAGCCGGCCAGGTCACGCTGTCGCGGCAGGCGATCGACCGGGGCACTGGCATCGAGGAAGTCACGATCCAAGACCTGTTCCGGCGTTACGCGACGACGCTCGACGCGACGCTGCTGACTCAGGCGACGACCGGTGTGTCTGCGCTCGCGCAGGCTCAGCAGCGCGCGTTCACGACTACGCAGCCGACCGCGGCGCTGCTGTACCCGAAGATCCTGGGCGCAGCCGGCGACGTCGAGGCTGCGCTGCTCGCGCAGGCGACGCCGACTCACGCGATCATGCACTCGCGGCGCTGGTACTGGCTGTCGAGCCAGCTGGGCTCGACGTGGCCGCTGATCAACTCGGCGGGCATCCCGATGTACTCGGGCGGCGTGATGAACCCGGACAGCTCGTACAGCCAGGGCATCAGGGGTGTGCTGCCGTCCGGCCTCAAGGTCGTCGTCGACAACAACCTCGCGACGAACCTGGGCGCCGGCACCAACCAGGATGAGATGTACGTCGTCCCGGCTGACGAGTGTCACCTGTGGGAAGATCCAAATGCCCCGGTTTATATAAGAGCCGAACAGCCCAAGGCTGCGTCGCTCGGTGTGCTGCTCGTGCTGTACGGCTACTTCGCGTACACGTTCCGCCGGTACGCCAACGCGATCGGCAGCGTCGGCGGCACCGGCATGATCACGCCGACCTTCTAAGCACGACACAGCTCGACTGCGAGCCCGGAGGCGCCGATCTCCGGGCTCGCAGCATGCCAGGATGACGGCATGCTCGGTATCACTCGCGCGAGCTGTGGTCTAGCGAGAGGACAGACCAGAATGATCAGCGGGAAGACTCAGGCAGTAACTGCGCCGGTAAAGATCGCGGAAGCGACCGGCGAGCTGCCGACGCACGTTGTTGTCCGGTGGGACGGCGGCAGCGGTAACGCATGGGTATCTGGCACTGAAGCTGACGTCACAGGCGACATTGGATTCGTGCTGCCGAGCGACGGGACTCCCGTGCCGTTCGTCATGCTTGAAGGCGAACAGCTGTGGGCGAATAGCGATAGCTCAGTCGACGTGGCCTGTCTCGTCGGCAATCAGTAGCAAGCCGTGCAGCTCGTCAGAGCGTGGCCTGAGCATCCGATAGCGCCGGACGCGCCGCGCGCGCTCGTCGCTGACAGCATGCGCCGCATCGTCGTCGACGACTGGGACTATTCCGCTGTCGCGATGCTCGGGGATGCAATCGTGCTCGACTGGGACATCGCCGTAAGCCGCGAAGACCTGCGCAGCTTCGCGGCCCGTGCCGCTGCGACTCCTGAGCGGCCGCTCGTCGGGCCGTATCGGCTGTACGGCGTCCCTGAACAGCCGGTCTGGGCAGCCCAGCGTTACACGCGCAGCGAGCGCGAGCTGCGCTGGGTCGAAGACGACGAGCCGACGTGTCACCTGTTCGGGTTCGGCATGGTCTACTTGCCGGGCGCGCTCACACAGCGCTTTGTCGCTGAGCACCCCGGCGTGCGCATGGATGACATCTCCTTCGCGGGCTGGCATTACCGGCACGTCGAGCGCGAAGTGCCGATCGACTGGAGCGTGCGGCCGGTGCATCTGCACTACCGGCTAGGACAGGCGGGTGAGCTGCCGTGAGCGTGCGTGACTGGGGCGCGATCGCGCGGGAAGCGTGCGACAAGCGCCGGGCGCAGCAAGTGCCCGCGGAGCTGACTGAAGTGCTGCAGCTGCTCGACGAGCGCAACGCGTCGACGATCGTCGAGATAGGCGTCGGTGAGGGCGGCACGCTGTGGGCGTGGTCGCAGCTGCCCGGCCCGCCAGTCATCGTCGCGATCAGCGAGCCGGTGCCCGGTCCCGACTGGGTCAAAGTGCCGGCGGGCGTGCGATTCATGTTCGTCGACTCGCACACCCCCGAGGCGGTCGCGTTCGTCACTGATCAGCTACTCGACGCGGGCTGCGAGGGCGTCGCTGACGTCGTCTATATCGACGGCGATCACAGCTATGACGGCTGCTCGATGGACTTCGCCGTGTACTCGCGCATCGTGCGCAAGGGCGGGCTCGTGCTCGTGCACGACGTGCGGATGATGCCGGGCGTCATCGAGTGGTGGGACGAGATCGAAGCGTCGGGCCGGTATAAGACGCGGGTGATAGCGACAGCCGGCCCGTATGACGGCAACTCGGGGACCGGGTTCGGTGTGATCGAGATCGAGTGAAAGGGCAGACACGATGCAGGATCTGGACGAGCGCGACGCGATCCGCGCGCAGTACGTCGACGAGCCGGGCAAGGGTCAGCTCGTCGAGCAGATCATGAGCGAGCGCGAGAACGCTGTCGCGTACGGCGCCCCAACGGACGTGCTCGACGCGCACGCCGACTCGCTCGGCTACACGCCGCGAGCGCGTGCAGCTGAGCAGCGCCGTGCAGCTGCAGCGAAGCGCAAGCAGGCAGCTGAGCAGGGCGACGACGTCGGCGGCCAGGACGAGAGCGACGACAAGACTGCGCGCGTCGACAAGGCGCCGCCCGGCCGGTCAGACAAGCCGAAGCAGCAGACCTCGAGCTCGGGTCGCAAGTAGCAGCAGCGCAGAGGGGCAGCGGACATGACGTACGACGTCGGGCAGTCCTACGCAGTGACGCTGCCCATCGTCGACGCGAACGGCGTGCCGGCTAACCCAGCGACAGCGACGCTGACGATCACGCTGCCGGATCAGACGACGGCGAGCCCGACTGTCACGCTGCCCCCGGCGACTCAGGGGCTGCTGCTCGTTAATTACGTGTTCGCGCAAGCCGGGCTGCACGCGTTCGACTGGGCGACGACGAACCCGACGACGCACAAGACGGACTACGTCAACGTTCGGAAGTTCCGGTCAGTTGTGTCACTCGCTGAGACGCGCGACTATCTCGCGATCAGCGACACGCGCAACGATGAGAAGATCCGCGGCGTCATGGCCGGCGCGACTCGGCTCGCTGAGCGCATCGTCGGGACGCTCGTTATCCGGCAGTTCACTGACGAGATCATCCCCGGCGAGTTTCGCGACGTGATGCGCCTGCTGCATGGCCCGCTCGTCAGCACAGCATCAGTCACGTCTGTCAGCTCAGTGTGGAATGGCGGGCCGGTCTGGCAGAACAGCGATCTGATCGTCAACCCGGCCGCTGCGACGCTGCGCCTGCAGTCGTTCCTGCCGTTTTGGTTCGGGCCGTGGAAGGCGACGTACACGGGCGGCCGGACTGAGATACCCGACGACGTGATCTTGGGTGTGAAAGAGATCATCTGGGATCTGTGGGCGACGCAGCGCGGCAACCTGACAGATCAGCAAGAGCCGGGGCTGCAGGAGATCACGAGTTTTGAACAGAGCATCCCGGCGGGCTACCGGATACCGGGGCGCGCGCTGGAGCTACTTGAGGGCGAGCGCCGGCCTGGCTTCGCGTGATCTGTCTAGTGTCTAGTTTCTAGCCGGGAGGCAAGCATGACCGCACAAGCTGCAGTGCAGGCGGTAAGCACTGGCGCAGTCGTCACTGAGCTGTCTGGCGCTGGCGTGGGCGTCGACACGTACCCGGCCGGCTGCGTGCTGCTGTGCCGGAACACCGGAGCCGGCTCGCACGTGCTGACAGTCGGCGTGAATCAGACGGTCGACGGGCTGCTCGCCGGTACGACTGCGCCGGGCTTCCGAACGTACAACTTCACCGCCGGGCAGATCCAGGTGATACGGATCCCGAACGCGTACGGCGACGCTAACGGCCGAGTGACTGTCTCGGTCGACGGCACGTCAGCTGAAATGAAGCTCTATCCGCTAGGAGCGTGACCTATGCAGGCTGTCGGCATGAACTACCGCGCGGTGCGAGACATCGCTTACAACGGCGTGCGCGCGTTTAACGCGGGCGATCTCGTGCACGAAGCGCTCGTCGACGGGCCGCACGCGTGGGTGCCGCTCGACGACGTCGAGCCGGTCGAAGGGGTCCGGCTGGAAGTGCCCGCGCTGAACGCGTCGCAGTCTCAGTGGGCTGCGTACGCCGTGAGCACGGGCGCGGACCCAGACGCTGCAGCGGGCATGACTCGCGCGCAGCTCATCGCGAAGTATGGACCGGAGAGCGCAAAGGGGAACGGCGATGGCGACCAAAGTCAAGCCGAGCAGTAGCGGATCGTTCACGACGATCACGACGGACGCGACTGGCTGCTGTGATCGAGTGAACACGGCGCTTGGCTTCACACCGCCGTATCAGCAGCTCGCGCAGATCGCGCAGGCTATCAACGAGTGGCATAACAGCCCCGCGGGCACGGGAGCAGCAGCAGCTGCGTCGCGGCTCGGCTCGCTCGGCGTCGCGATTCAGGAGATCTGACAGATGACGACGACGAAGACGCGCCCGCTCAGCTCGCGCAACATCACCGGGACGATGACGTTCGCGACGACGACGACTGTGCTCGACTCAGGTAACAGTTTCACGCAGGCAGACGTCGGCAAGACGATCACGTCGGCCGGGAACGTGACACCGGGCACGACGATCGCATCGGTGCAGTCGGCCGGGTCAGCGACGATGTCAGCTGCCGGGCTCGCAGCTGCGTCAGCGCAGTCGTGCGTGATCGGCGCCGACTACGGCGCAGTGACACTCGACTCAGTCGGCTGTGTCACGTCGCAGCCGGTCACGGGGCTGCCGTATCAGCAGGCCGGCCAGGTAGCAGCTGTGATCAATGAGTGGCACAACGTCGCGGGCGCTGGCGCGCACGGCGCGCTCGCAGCTGCTCGCGGTGTCGGCGTCAGCATCGCACTGCAGGACAGCTGAGCTATGCCGGGCGATTTCGTCGTCGAAGTCGATCACCTGGCGCTCGCTGCGTTTCTCGACAACCCGCACGGCACGCTCGCGCTCGACGTGATGACGCCGATCGCTGAAGTCGTCAAGAACGGCGCGAAGCGGCGAGCTGAAGTGCGCACGGGCCGCATGCGCGATTCTTGCCGGTACTCGATCGCGCACGACGAAGCCGGCGTGTACGCAGACGTCGGGTACACAGCTGTCAACGACAAGGGCTTCCCTTACCCGCTCGTGCACGAAGACAGGCGAGTGCGTGATCGTCGCCCGCATCGTTCGCTGCGCCCGGCGCTGAACGACGTGACGGGGTTCCTGGGCGGCTGAGGCTGCGGCAGACAGGCGGCGCGCACGACCGCGACGCATCATCAGCGACAGGCCCGCCGACCTGCTTAGGCCGTCTGAACGTTCAGCAGATCTGTACGCGGAATGGCCCCTCGGGTCCCTACTGGCCGGGACAGTCTCACGCTAAGCGCGAGACGAGCCCGTTCGCCTTGCGGGCTGTCCGAGCCGGGAGGCGTGCAAGCAGCCGTATCAGGTACTGCCCGTCACGAGTGCGCTGACTCGTGCCTGACTCTGACTCCCGGCGATCAGTCGCCGGTTCGTGCTGCAGCGTCCCCGACACGCGCCGCCAGGCGCGCCCGAGGGGCTGCGGCGATCTTAGCGCCGGTCTGCCCCATCGCGCAGATCGAGGGCCGCACTGACAGCTCGTGCGCGAGCGCGGCCGAATACATCCATCACTAGCCGGTCACGGAGGCCGACATGCCCAGTGCAGTAGTGCCCAAGAATGCAATCGCCGGCGGTCCCGGCTTTCTCTACCTCGGAGCGCTGGGGGTGTCGCTGCCCGCGAACACAGTCGCCGGCTCTGTCTTCACTGACAACTGGCCGGGCGGGTGGAGCCTGCTGGGCATCACGATGGACGGCTCAGAATTTGACTACGCGCTGACGACAGCCGACATCCTCGCTGCCGAGTATTACGACCCGATGCAAGTCGTCATCACAGCGCGAGCAGCGAGCATAAAAATGTCGCTGATGCAGATCCATGCGACGAACATGAGCCGGGCGATCAACGGCGGTTCGCTGACGACGTCGGGGTCAGGCGCGACGCAGCTGAACACGTACACGCCGGGCGCTGTCGGCTCAGAAGTGCGCGTCGCGATCGGCTGGGAAGCGCAAGACTCGACAGAGCGTCTTGTCATGGAGCAGTGCTTGCAGGTCGGGTCGCTGGCGATCATGCGCAAGAAGGGAGCAGCTGTCGCTGAGATCGGCGTCGAATTCCGCGCTGAGATTCCGGCGTCAGGGTTCCCCTTCCGTTACTGGACCGCTGGTACGGTGCGGGGATGACGTCGAATAAGCGCGATCAGTACCGGCAGCCGCAGCAGCGTCACCCGCAGCAGCGTCCGCGTCCGCAAGCGCAGATCGAGTCGGGCGAAGCTGACATCGCAGCTGTGCAAGCTGCAGTGCAGGGCGTCGCGTCGAAAGCGCAGACGGTCTCGTTCATGGGCGACGAGTACCGGATCAGCGAGCGCGTCGGGCTTATGCCGCTGCTGAAGTTCGCGAACGCAGCCGACCGCGGCCTCAACGCTGAAGACATGGCCGGCATGGCGGCCATGTACGCGATGATCCGCGACTGCATTTACCACGGCGAACCGGCGTGCGGGGACTGCGAAGCGTGCACAGCAGCTGCACCGGGGACGCCGCCGTCAGCAGTCGGCTGCGAGCAGTACGTCGAGGGCGACTGGGATCGGTTTGAACGCGCAGCGATCGACAAACAGGCCGGCCCTGACGAGCTGTTCGACGTCGTCAACGAAGTGATCGAGCGCATCACCGCGAACCCTACGAACGCGCGCTCAGACTCATCACCTGCGGCGCGCAATGCATCGACGAGATCGAGGGAGCACTCATCCTCGCCGGCGCATCCTCAGGCGGCTGGACTAGTGCCGGTGAGCGATCTAGCCCGATCAGCGGGCTGACACCCCGCCAGTTCTGCAATGTGACGTACGCGTGGCTGTGCCAGCATGCCCGCCAGGTCGATATCGCTGTGCTGTCAGCCGGCGGAGAGCCTAGGGCGCGCGACGATCTCGACAGCGATCTGCTGGCCCCTCCGGGCGGCTGGGATCAGGCGAATCGTCAGCTGCTGCAGCGTCTTCGACTAGCAGGGGAGCAGGAGGGAGCTGACGATGCCGACGCCTCTGGCGACAGCGTTCGTGCGGATCCGTCCGCTCGCGACGGGGTTCGGGAAGGAGATGCAGGCCCAGCTTGACGCTCAGTCCGGCGCTGCGTCAGCTGCTGGGGCGAAGGCCGGGTCAGCGTATTCGGGTGGCATGGCGAGTCGTCTGAACACGAGCATGGCGAAGATCGGGAAGATGCTCGCGCTGCCGCTCGCCGGGGCAGCAGTCGCGAGCGTCGACCTGGCCGTCAAGTTTGACGCGTCGATGCAGCGGCTGTCGACGCAAGCCGGCGTGCCGCAGGCGAAGCTAGCCGGGCTGAAAGCAGGCGTGCTGTCGCTGGCTGGCCAGGTGGGGCTGTCGCCTGACTCGCTCGCAGAGTCGTTGTTCCATGTGGAGTCAAACTTTCAGTCGCTCGGCATCACGAGCACGAAGGCACTCGGGCTCGTCAAGATCGCAGCTGAGGGCGCAGCGACTGGCGGCGCTGATCTTGTCGACGTGACGAACGCGCTGACAGCTGTCATGGCGTCAGGGATCAAGGGCGCAACGAACATGCAGGGCGCTATGGGCGCTCTGAATGCGATTGTCGGCGCCGGCGACATGAAGATGCAGGATCTAGCGCAAGCGTTCGGCTCTGGCATGGTCGCGACTGTCAAGGGATTCGGTCTGTCCCTAAACGATGTCGGCGCCGCATTGGCCACATTTGGGGATAACAATATTCGCGGTGCGTTGGCCGGTACTCAGCTGCGCATGTCTGTGATGGCGCTCGCCGCGCCGGCGAAAGCCGGAGCTGCGACGCTCGTCTCGTGGGGTGAGAAGACGGGGTCGCTCGCGACTGCGATGCGTAAGGGCGGGCTGATTGGCGCGCTTGACGAGCTACACGGACTGTTCGTCAAGAACGGCGTGACGGCGAAAGAGCAGGGCGAAGTCATAACGCAGATGTTCGGCAAGCGCGCGGGCGCCGGGCTGAACGTGCTGATGGATCAGCTCGACCGGATCAAGTCGAAGTACCCGGACATCGCGAAGGGCGCGTCGTCGTTCGGTGACGCGTGGAAGCAGACGCAGCAGACAGCGTCGCAGCAGTTCAAGACGCTAGAGCAGGGCATAGTCGCGATGGGGATCCGCATCGGGAACGCGCTGCTGCCGTCTGTGCTCGCGCTGATGCGCGTGATCAGGGGCAATCTGCCGGTGATTCTCGCGCTCGCGGGCGCGTTCACTGCTGCAGCTCTCGCTGCTGCTGTCTATAACTCTGCGCTGGTGCAGGGCTCGATCAGGATCGTCGTATGGGCGGCTGCCCAGTCTGCGTCGCTGATCGAGACAGCAGCGCTGTGGGTGATGTACACGGTCGGCGTCGAGAGTGCAGCTGCAGCGACAGTGATCGCTACCGGCGGGATGATCCTGATCGCTGCAGCGCTCGCGATCGGGATCGTCGAAGTGATCAAGCACTGGCGCGACTTCAAGCAGTGGGCGATCGACGCTTGGCACGGGCTTGAGGCTGCGGCTAAGGCAGTTTGGTCGTTCCTCAAGCAAGCGTTCGGAGACATTCTGAACTGGGGCACAACTGCCTTCCATGCCGTCGTCGGCGCGGCTGAAGACGTGTTCAGCTGGATACACGATCACTGGCATCTGCTCGCTGCGCTGCTGTTCGGGCCGTTCGGGCTCGCTGTCGACGCGATCGTCACGCACTGGTCGACAGTGCGAGCTGCGCTGCTCGACGTCTGGCACTGGATCAACAACGTGTGGCGAGACGTCGAAGGCTTCCTGCGCAAGCCCGTGGTCGCTGCTGTCGACGCGATCGTGCGCTATTTCAAGATGGAATGGGACGGCATCCTGGCTGTCTATCACTGGCTAGACCGGATCTGGCGAGACGTCGAGAATTTCCTGCGAGCCCCGGTCGACGCAGCTGTGCAGCTCATTCAGCGCGACTGGGACAGTCTCCTGTCCGGGCTGAAGACGCTGAAGAACGGTGTGATGGTCGTCTGGAATAACACGATCGGCTGGCTGATCACTGCGGGCAAGAATCTGATCGTCGGGCTGTTCAAGGGCGCGACAGACTGGGCCGGTCACGCAGCGAGCTGGGCAGCTCACATCGGCTCGACGATCGTGACTGCTTTCAAGAATTTTTTCGGGATCAAGTCGCCGTCGACTGTGTTCCTGAAGATGGGTGAGAACCTGATCAACGCGCTCGGCCGGGGCATGCTCGGCGGTGCTAAGGGCATAGCGTCGTGGGCGCTGAAGAGTGTCAAGAATCTCGGCTCAGACGCGTGGTCTGCCCTCAAGTCGTTTCTCGGGTTCGGCAGCAGCGGCAGCTCGACTCAGGGCGGATCCGCGGGCACAGCAGCGACCGGCGCTGCGCAGCAGTACGGCAAGTCGCTCATGCAGCACTACGGCTGGGGTCCGGGACAGTGGGGCTCGCTGCAAGCATTGTGGAACGGCGAGTCAGGCTGGCGCTGGGACGCGCAGAACAAGTCATCCGGCGCGTACGGCATCCCGCAAGCACTGCCGGCTGCCAAGATGGCGTCAGCCGGTGCTGACTGGCTCACGGATTACAAGACGCAGATCCGCTGGGGTGAGCGCTATATCAAGGACGTGTACGGCACGCCGGCTGCAGCATACTCAGCGTGGCTCGGCCGCTCGCCGCACTGGTATGCCAAGGGCGGCGTCATCAATGAGCCGGTCATGGGCATCGGCAAGTCCGGCCGGACGTACGGGTTCGGTGAAGCCGGCAGCGAAGTCGTCACGAGCGAGCGCGGCCTTGCAGATCTCGCCGGGCTGCTCGCTGACATCCGCGACGCTCTCGGCGCAGTCGCAGCAGAAGTGCGAGCTAACTCGGGCGACACAGCTGCAGGCGTCGCAGCTGCGCTCGGCGGCGCAGCTCGTTCAGCCGGATACCGGGGCTCGTACTCGCCGGGCTGGGGGTAGGCAGCTGTGACTGATTCGCTCGTGCTGGCGAACCGGATCGAGCTGCTAGCCGGCGGCGTACCGTCGACGATCCCCGAGTGCGCCGGGGCGATGTTCCGGCTCGCGCCGGGGTTCGACTTGTCAGCGCCGCAGCCGACAGCTGCGATCATCGCATCGCTCGTGCTCGACGGCGAGCGCCCGGTGCAAGGCGCAGCGTCGAACCGCACGCCCGTGCTGCCGGTCGTCATTCAAGTACCGGCGACGTCGAACCCAGTGAACGACCGGCAGCTGCTCGCAGCTGCTCGTGAGTGCCTGATCCGCGTCGTGAGTCAAGACATGTTCACGCTCACATGGTCGCGAGACAGCCGGCCGCCGCTCGTGCTCGACTGCTACTCAGCACTGCCGACGACAGTCGATTACGACTTGATCCGCGACAAGTCGCGAGTAGCGACGATGACGGTGTCGTTTAGCGCTGCGCCGTACGGCCGGTCAGACGTGCCGGAAGTCGTCAACCTGCAAGTCCCGCTGCCGGGCGCGCCGCCGCCGCCCGCGTCGATCAGCGTCGAGTCGTTCGTGTCGCAGCCGGGAAACTGGCTCAGCTCAGCTGACTCCGGGTTCGGCCCCGGCATCGGCGCATGGCGCGCGCAGTCCGGCTGCACAGTCGCTCGCGCGTCCGGCATCTCTCACTCGGGTGTCGCGTCGCTCGCGCTGACAGCGACAGGCACGGGCGACATGATCGCGCTCGACGACTTCGGCACGCAGGGGCTGCCAGTCAAGGCCGGGCAGTGGATCGGCATGACTCACTACATGATGAACGCTAACAAGCTGAGCGGGCAGAACGCCGGCTTTGAGGGCGGCATCGGCGGCTGGACGGCAGTCACAAACTGCACGGTAGCTGGCAGCTCAGCGCAGGCGCACTCGGGGACGAGCTGTCTCGCTGTGACGTCGACGGTGGCGTCGGGCAGCGCAGTCGCAGCTGCGCAAGCGACTGCGCAGCAGATCGCGGTCGTCCCCGGCAATCGCATCTCCGCGTCGGCGTGGTTCCGGGCCAACACGGCTGTCCACTCGTGCGTGATGCAGGTCGACTTTTGGGATGCCAGCCACGTTTTTCTGTCGACGCAGAGCGGCCCTGCCGGCATCTTCGACACGTCGACCGGATGGACGCAGAGCACTGACGGCGGGCTGATCACTGCGCCGGCTAGCGCTGCGTTCGCGTCGGCCAAGGTGTCTATCGGAACATCCGGCGTCGGCGAGATCACGTTCGTCGACGACGTCGCGATCAGCGTCATCCGGTCCACAGTCGGCGGCGTCCAGTGGTACGACAAGAACGGGACGCCGACACAGCAGCAGTTCTGGCTGTTCTCTAGCGACAACTCTGCCGGCTGGTCGCAAGTCATCGCGTCGGACATGTTCGCTGCACCAGCTGACGGGTACGCAGCTCCGTGCTACAGAATCGTCGGGCCGGTCCAGTCCGGCGAGGTTCACTACGTCGACGATCTGATCTTCGGGTACGACTGGCGCTCGCTCACGCTCGGCCCCGGCGGGACGTCCGGGCACTGGGACCCGTCGCTATGGGGACAGCCGGACGGGCAGGGGCTCAACCCCGCGTATGCAGCGCACGTCGGCCCGCTCAATCTGGAGCAGGGCTGGTCAGCGCCGAGCAACGGGGACTCGCTCGCCGGCAACTACTTCGGGTGCACGGGCGAGCAAGCAGCGTCGATCAATCCGGGCGACACATTCCAGCGAGCAGAGAACTGGCTGAAACTCGCAGCGTCCGGGTCGATACATAACCGTGACTTTGAGGGCACGACCGGGACATGGGCGAACGCCGGTAACGTCTCGCTGTCTGATACCGGCGTGCAAGCGCACAGCGGCGCTAACTCGCTGCAGCTGACTAACGTCGCCGGCGGGGACGTGACTGCAGCTCACTGTCAGTACGTCAACATCGCGACGAACGGGCTAGCGGTCACACCCGGTCAGCAGATCTACGCAAGCGCGTGGTTCCGCGGTACGACAGTGGCGCGAGCTGTCGCTGTTGGCGCGCAGTTTTTCGACGCGGGCGGTGCTCTGCTGTCACCGATCGTGTACGGGCCCGGCGTGACCGAGTCGACAACCGGATGGACGCAAGCGACTGACGGCGGGCAGATCGTCGCGCCGGCTAACGCCGCGTACGTGGCGCTGCTCGTCAGCGTGTTCGCCGGGGGCGTGGGCGAGATCGACTATGTCGACGACGCGTACATCGGTGTCGCAGCCGGGCAGATCTTCACTGTCGGCTCGATCACGGCGCCGTTTCTCGACACTGTGCAAGTCAACTTCACCCCGATACTCGGAACTGACTGGGTCGCGCGCGCTGAAGTGCTCGTGCAGTGCGGGCCGCAGCCGGTGCTTGGGGCGCTCACTCTGTGGGCAGGGTTCGGCTCGTCGAGCTACTTTGCTGACTGGGGTCTGCGCGGCGCCGGGCCGGTGCAGTTCGCGATCACGCTGTACGACGCGTCCGGCAACCGGCTGTCATTCAGCCACACAGCGAAAGTCATCAGCTCAGCTGACTCGTCTAACCCGTCGTGGCAGAAGATCCGCGTGACGCTTCCGGCTTCTAGCTCGTTCAGCTTCGCGAACGTCGTCGCGTACTGGGTCGGCGTGTCTTCGAGGTTTGCCGGCGATCTGCCGTTCGCTGATCTGTACTTGTCGCAGCTGCAGGCTGTGCCGCTGACGAATCTCGCGCCGGTCAACCCGGATCACGGCGCTGTGTACGATCTCGCCGGCGTGCTCGGCTCAGCTCGATCGCCTATGTCGCTCGCGCTCGCGCTCACGGGCACTGCGACGTACACGAAGTTTCTGCGCGGGCCTGGCGGCGGGCAGTGGCGAGCGCCGCCCGGAGTCACGACAGTCGATGTCAGGCCGACCGGCTCGGGTGGGGGCGGGGGCTGGTCTAACTCTGTCGCGCCGGGCGGTGCGTCAGGTGGCTCGACTGCTCATAACGCTGCTGTCGCTGTCACGCCCGGCAAAGTGTCGACCTGGTACGCCGGCAGGGGCGGCACAGCGGGGACGATCAGCGTGCAGCCAGGCGGGAACGGAGAGGCGTCGTCGTTCACGTCGGACCTGGGGACGACAGTCAGCGCGCCCGGCGGGCTCGGCTCGGCAGGAGTCGGGTCTACAGCCGGGGCTGCAGCACCAGCAGCCGGCTCGGGTGGTTTCGCCGGGGGCGCTGGCGGGGCAGGCACGACCGGCACGGGCGCTGGCGGTGGCGGGTCGTCTGCGGGGACGAGCGCGGGCGGCAATATCGGGCAGACAGGCGCGGCCGGCTCAGCGGGCGGTGCTGCAGTCGCGGGCGGCGGCGCTGGCGGCCGTGGTGCGCGATCGTCGACCGGGTCGGCTAAAGCCGGCTCGGTCCCTGGCGGCGGCGGCGGCGGTGGCGGCACGTTTTTCACTGCGGGCGCGGGCGGCGACGGGCAGATCGCAGTCACGTTCAGTCAGACAGTCGGCGTCGCGTCGTGGCTCGCGCACCGGCCAGGGCCGAACGCGACAGACACGCTGTGCCCGTACACTCCGCTCGACTACACAGACCTGCCGGACGGCACGACAGAGTACCCCGTGCCGTCGCTCGTCCCTGGGCAGCGGGCCCGGTTCGGCGGGACGTACACAGTGCTGCTGTCGTGCTTCGGGTGGAACAACCCGAGCGCGAGCCGGACAGTCACAGTGAACGTCAAGCATTACGAGCAGCCCGGCGGCGCTGTCTATACGCAGTCAGTGACGCGCACGCTCACCCCGTCGTCGCTGTCCGGCCCGGATAACGGCCCGCTGATCAGAATGGGCGAGCTGACGCTGCCTGATCACTCGATCCCGCCGGGTGTCACTAACTCCTATTTCACGATCACAGTCGTCGACACGAACACGGGCGACCGGTTCCGCGACGCGCTGTTCATCGACACGCTCGGCTCGACAGTCATGGTGCAGTCCCCGACTCTGTACCCGTTCTACTGGATCGACGAGCCGATACCCGGATACGACGTCGGCAACATCATGGGCTCGCAGTTCGGCCGCGATGACGCTGTCTCGGTGCTCGCTTACGCGTGGGTGTCAGGCCCGCCGTTGTACGTCGACCCGCAGGGCGCGAGTCAAACGCTGATGCTGTACGCGGGCGACTCGGGCGCAGTCGCGCCGTCAGCTCAGATGATCTACACACCGCGATGGATGCTGGAGCGGCTGGTATGACGAGCGACAAGTCAGTCGCTGTCGAGCAGCGTCTGAACAACCTGATCGCGAACGGCGTCGATACGCGGGGCTCGGTCACGACGGGCTTTCACGCCGGCTGGTCTGGCGTGATCAAGTACAGGAAGCTGATCGAGCCCGGCCTTGTGATCATCACCTGGAAACTGTCAGTCGCCGCGCCGACCGTGGTCGCTAACAACGACTTGATTAACACGCTGCCGAGCAGCTACGCCTACCCGAGTGACAACACTGTCATGCCGTGTCAGATCAGCGGCGGCGGATTCAGCAACGCAGCTGCGTTCGCTGTGCTCAACACGAGCGGCGCTTTCCGCTATAGCGGGGCGGGCGCGACGCTCAGCAGTACAGCGTTCTTTTACGGGCAAGCAGTCATCGACATCGTCTAGACGGAGAGCACATGGCTATCGCACCGAACCGGACAAGCGACGAGCTGCTAGCTGACGCCCGGCAGATCGCCGCAGACGGCGCGTCCTGGCTCGACCGCGCAGCAGCACTGCAGCGCTACGTCGCCGGTATCGGCCCGGACGGGCTCAACTCGGCCGGTTTCGCTACTGACGACGCAGCAGAGTACGTGACGCTCGTCGGCTACATGGCGCAGCTCGCTGCGATTGCCGAGGGGCTGCAGGATCTGCCAGCAGCGTTCAACTTCGCGAACGCGCTCGCAGTGCTCGCCGGACCGCCTCTGTCTAACGGCAACAGCCAGTAGCTGATGGCTCGCAGTCAAGTCGTCACGTTCGCGCCGGACGGCACGAAAGCGCGCTACCTGGGCGCGCTCGGCCCGGTGTCCGGGCTGAAATACAGCTACAGCTTGCCGGGCGGCTGCGATCAGCTGTCGTGTCTGCTGCAGCGCCGCCCCGACTATCGGACTGAAGCGCTCAACCCCGGCCGGATCGTGCGCGTCATCCGCGGCGCGGGCGTCGTGTGGGAGGGCAAGCTAGACGAGCCGACACCGAGCGCCGGCGGCTGGCAGATCACGTCGCACGGTTCGGGCACGTGGGGCGCTGATCACGTCGCGGAGTACACCGGCTCGTGGGGATCCGGCGTGATCGACCGGGCAGTCAATGACGCGATCAGTCGCGGGCTCGGCTGGTCGAACCCCGGCGTCGGCTCGCCTACCGGGCTGTGGCTCGGCCAGGCGCAAGACTCAGCGTCGCTGCAGATCGACGAGCTGCTTAACCTGGCGTGCACGAACGGCGGGCTGACATGGCAGGTACGCAGAGACGCGTCCGGCAACGTGCTGCAAGTCTTTCCGCTGCCGTCGACGACGACGCATCTGCTCATCTGCACCGACCCGGCGCCGCGCACGCTCGGCGGCGACGTCAACACGATCTTTCTGCGCTACTGCTCAGCGCCGGACTTCGGGAGCACGCCGGCTGCGTACGCGACGACGAAGGTCGTCAATCAGCAGTCGATCAATCAGCACGGCGAGATGGAAGCGTTCACTGACTTGTCGAGCGCCGGGCCGATGCTCGCGACTGATGCGCAGGCAGTCGGTAATTACGTGCTGCAGCGGTATACGCGCGCTAATTTCGCCGGGCCGTTCACTGTCTACCCGGGGCAGTTGCTGACGCTTGGCGGGCAGCCGGTCGATCTCGGCGTCTTCTTCGGCGCAGCCCCGATGGTCTGCCGGCTGATCCTGCTCGACGAGGGTTGGGGCGGCGAGCTGACAGCCGGCCCGGTGCAGTTCATCGTCGGCGGTTACGAGTGGGACGAAGACGCCCAGCAAGCGACAGTGACGCCGTTCCTGTCAGCACGGTCAGACTTCGCTGCGTTCCTGTCGCAGCGCGCGAGCCAGGCGAAGGGCCGAAAGTACGTGATCAACCCGCATGGTTACGCGACGTATACGTACACGTACGTCGGCGGTAAAGGCGGGCACGGCCGGCGCCGGAAGCACAAGCACTGGCACACAACGTGGCATTGGGCGTGATCTCAACGCCGGCGATCAGCTCGCGCCGGCCCCTACTACACAACTGAAGGAGCTGCGCCGTGAGCACGTCGTTGCTGCAGTGGCTCGGCGGCGGCTTGCTGTCTGTGCTGCTCGTCGCAGCAGTGACAGTCGGCAGCTGGGCTGCGCTACGTACCGGCAAGACAGCGCAGACGATCAAGGATTGGCGCGAGTCAGCAGAGTCAGCGCAGTCGCTGGCCGAGTCGCTGAGAGGTCAGCTCGACGACATGCGCCAGCAGCACGACCGGGAAGTCAACGTGCTGAGACAGCAGCTCGCTGCGAACGACGAGCGCATGCACGGGCAAGATCTCGTCATCGCTGAGCTGCGGCAGTTGATCACGGGCGCAGCTGCGCTCGATAGATTGCTGGAGCAGCAGACAGCGCTGCGAGCTGAAGTGCTCAGCGAATTCAAGCTGACGCGGCAGCTGATCACAGGCGCGGGAGGACCGTCATGAGTGGCAACTTGGACGAGCAGCTGCAGCGAGTCGTGCGGATGTCTCAGCGCACTGTGTACGCGATTCTGGCGACGGCAGCTGTGCTGCTCATCGGCGGCGTGGCGACGATCGTCGTGATGCTCGTCGACGCGAACGGCCGCATCGACGCTAACTGCGCGTTCATGCGGGACATCGGCCAGGCGCCGCTGATGCCGACAGCGTCGGGGCATCCGCCGACCCGGCTGGGCGTGACGATCGTCGCTGACTCGTATGACGCGTACATCGGTGAAGGCTGTACGCCGGCGATCCACCCAGACCCGACGCTGCTGCACTGGGCGGCGCGTTACAGCATCCCGCTGCGCTCGTCCCGCTAAGATGCGCAGCGTCAGGAGGGCAGCGCAGTGACGATATTCGGAGCAGACGCGTCGAGTGCGCAGGGCGCAGCAGACTGGGCGCACGCTGGCGGGCATTTCGGCTGGGAGAAGGCCACTGAGGGCATCGGCTACGTCAATCCGTACTGGCCGGCTGCGAAGATCGCGCTGCAGGCCAGAGCTCAGGCTGACGGGTTCGTGCCCGGCGCGTACCTGTTCCTGCACGAGAGCAACGCAGCTGCGCAGGCTGATCACTTCGCTGCGACAGCCGGTGATCTGACGGGGTTCGCGATCGCTGTCGACGTCGAGCCGACCGGGACGAGCCGCCCGACGCCGCTCGACGCAGCGACTGCTGTCGAGCAGCTGCGCAAGCACTACCCGCAGCACCCGGTCGGCGGGTACATCCCACACTGGTACTGGGGCAGCCAAGACACGACGTTCGTCGACTACTTGTGGGCGTCAGAGTACGTGTCCGGCGTCGGCACGCCTGAGCAGCTGTACCCGCACGTTCCCGTCTCGTGGTGGGACCCGTACGGCGGCCGCGGGCCAGCGCTGCTGCAGTTCAGCTCGCGCGCAGTCGTGGCCGGGTTCAGCGGGCTCGTCGACGTGTCAGCGTGGCGGGGCACGCAAGCAGCGCTGCGCGAGCTAGTGACCGGCGTCAAGCAGCATCCCGACTGGCAGGAGGCCATGATGCAGAAGCTGCCTACGATCCGCGAGGGCGCGGCCGGCCCGAACGTATGGACTGTGCAGCACCTGATCAACGCGCGCACTGAGAAGGAGCTGCTGAAGCCGTCCGGGCACTTCGACAAGCGCACGGACGAAGCAGTGCGCGGGCTGCAGCGCCGGCACGGTCTGCGCGTCGACGGCATCGTCGGGCCGCGCACGTGGGAAGCGCTCGTCACCGGCAGCCCGTGATGCTCGGTTTCGCTGCGGTAGCAGCCGCTTCGTTAGCCGCGCTCGCGCCAGCTCATGCAGCTCCGCAGCCCCTCGGGCCGGCGGCGCATCACTGGACACTTACCTATCAGGCAGACGCGCGGCAGCTGTACCGCTGGTCGCACGCGTTCGGCGGCAATCCGCCGGGCTCGCCGGGCGGGCCGGGAATCACGTGCCCGACGTCGTCGATGGTCCGGCCGCCGCTGCCGCATCGTGCGCTGCGCATCGAAGTGCGCGCTGCGACGAGCAACTGCATTAACCCGTGGACCGGCGCTGGCGAGCCGTGGCGATCCGGCGCAGTGCAGTCGTCGGGCGTGTTCACGCAGCGATTCGGCGGCTTCTCAGCGCGGGTGTACGTGCCGGGCGTCAGCGCTGCGCGGCTGCTGAACTGGCCGTCATTCTGGATGGTCGGTGCGTCGGGCACCTGGCCGGCGAACGGGGAAATGGACGTAATGGAAGTGCTCGCCGGGCACGACTGCTGGACGTATCACTACAGCCGGCCGGGGCATCCGCGCGCGATCGTGCACGGCTGTTACCGGACGCCGCCGGGCTGGCATGTCTTCACAGCTACGTGGTGGGCTCGCGGCTGGAATGTGTGGCAAGACGGCCGGCTAGTCGGCCGGGTCAGACGCTCGACGACGCGCGTGCCGATGATCGCGCTGTTCGATCACATGGTTGCTGCGTCGAGCTACCAGCAAGCCGCGACGCTGCGCGTGGCGTGGTTCCGCGCCTGGCGGCGCGGCTGATAGTTGCGCCAAACAGGTCAGCGCTGCGTGAATCACGCGCGCGCATCTGCCAAGATGAGCGCGTGAATGGCCGGGCTATCCGGCTCGTCTAGCCCCGAGAAAGGGCGACTGCAATGGTCAGGTTCCTGAAACTAGAACCCGTCGCGATCATGTACGTACTCAACGTCGCTGTTAGCCTGCTCGTGTCGTGGGGGCTGAAGCTGACTGCTGATCAGGTCGGCGCTATCACGACGATCGCCACTGCGGTCGTCACGCTCGTAACAGCGTTCTCGGTCCGCCCGGTGCCGCTGACGGTGGTCAAGGGCGCTGCTGCGACTGTGCTCGTCGCGTTCAGCGCGTTCGGCCTGCACCTGACGGTCAACCAGATCGGCTACTCGACAGCAGCGCTGTCGATCATCGTCGGGTTCCTGCTGCGTCAGAGCGTTACGCCCGCCTCGGCTGCGGTCAAGGGCTCGACGGCAGCGCGCGAGTACGGGCTCACTGCATGACGGGCTGGTACACGGCTGTCGAGCGTTACGACGTCGAGCACCCGTCTGAAGACGGGCGGCTGCGCCGACTGGGGCGGCATCGGCGCTTCGACTCGCGCTCGCTGTCGTTCGCGTTCCCGTCTGCCGGCGTGCAGGTCGCGAGCGTCACGCATGCCCGGCAGATACCGATACTCGATCAGGGCGACGTCGGCAGCTGTACCGGCAACGCGATGACAGGCGCGCTCGGCACGCTGCCGGACTTTCTCGATCTGCCCGCGGCGCATCCGGCGCTCGACGAAGCTGAAGCGCTGCGGATCTACTCAGCTGCGGAAGTCATCGACGGCGACGGACCGTACCCGCCGAACGACAACGGCTCATCGGGGCTGTCGGTCTGCAAGGCAGCTAAGAACGCCGGGCTGATCTCCGGTTATCAGTGGTGCATGACGACTGCTGACATCGACGCTGCGCTGCAGTCCGGGCCGGTGCTCATCGGCATCGACTGGTACTCCAGCTTCGACGCGCCGGGCGCGAGCGGGCTGATCGCGCGCCGTGCCGGCGACTACGTGCGCGGCGGTCACGAGCTGGAGCTGCGCGGCCTCGACGTCGCAGCTGACGAGTACCTAGGCGACAACTCGTGGGGCACGGGCTGGGGTGCGGGCGGCTCGTTCCGTATCAAGCGCGCGCTCATGCAGCAGCTGCTCAGCGCGGGCGGCGACTGCGTGTACCCGGTGCCGCTGTCAGCTCCAGCGCCAGTGCCGACACCCACACCGGTGCCGCCGACCCCTGGGCCGACACCGCCGCCGGACGCTGATCATGCGCTGTGGCAAGTCGCCGGGCCGTGGGCAGCTCAGCGTCGCGAGCGCCCCGATCTCGTGCGCCTCAAGGACGCGCTCGAAACGTGGGCAGCAGACAAGGGGTTCGCATGATCAGCGCAGCAGATCTGTCCGACCTCGACCAGTTCTCGACGTCCGGATTCCCCGCGGGCTACCCGGCTGATGAGCGGACGTTTTTCTCGCCGGTCGACGACGTGCACGGCGCGCTCGCGATGGTGCTGTCGTGGGCTCGGCTGTCGCTCGTCGTCGCAATGTACGGGTTCGACGATGACTCGCTCGCTGAGACGATCTCGACGAAGCTGTCAGCTGAGCACGTCGCTGTGATGCTGACGCTCGACAGCTCGCAGGCAGCCGGCGTGCACGAGAAAGCGCTGCTAGCTCAGCAGGCGTATCCGGCGTCGTCTGTCGCGATCGGGCGCAGCGAGCGCGGCGCGATCATGCATCTGAAGATGGGCGTGATCGACGGCGCGATCGTGTTCGACGGGTCAACGAACTGGAGTGGCGGCGGCGAGTCGAAGCAAGACAATCAGCTGACTGTCCGGTACTCGCCTATCTACGCGGCGAAGGTCACTGCTCGTCTGCTCGCGATTCACCTGAACATGCTGCAGCAGGCTGGCGGTGCTGCAGCGTGACGAAGTACGTCGCGACGTCTCTCGGCTGGGTCGCTGCTGGCGCAGAGGTCCGGCCGGGAGACTGGACGGTCGTGCACTCGACGTCAGCGGTCGGCCGGCTCATATACGAGCTGGAGAAGGCGTCGGGCGGGCACGGCGATTACGAGCACGCGGCGTATCACTGCTGCGTGCTCAACGGCGTCAAGATGATCAGCGAGATGATGCCGGGCGGCTGTCAGCACGTGCCGCTGCACTACCCGGCCGGGTCGATGGCCTGGTCGTCCGGCGTGATCGTCAAGAGTGATCGAGCGCGCGAGCTGTCGTGCGCGGCCGCTCATCGCAGCGGCGACGATGAGGTCGATTATTCGTTCGCTGACTATGCGGCGCTGGCAGCGCGCGCCTGGCATATCCCAGCGCCGGGGCTGCAGCAGTTTGTCGAGTCGACTCGGCACATGATCTGCAGCCAGGCTGTCGCGTGGTGGGAGTGGAAGGGCGGCACTGCGCTGTGGCCGGGCCGGTGGACTGGGTATGACCGTCCCATCGACTTGTCTATGCTGCTCGACGCTCCAGCTCCGCTCGACGTCGCGCGCGCTGCCTGAAAGAGACGCCGATGACTGAGACTGTGCCGGGGCTAGGGCAGGCTGTGCGCTGCGAGATCACCGGTTATCACCGGCCGGTGCCGCTGCGCTTCGTCTGGCATCACGTCTTCCCGGCGGCGCTGGGCGGGCTGACTGAGCCGGGCAATCTCGTGCAGCTGTGCGACGGCTGTCACCACAATGTGCACGTGCTGATGTGGCAGCTCGCTAACGGCGGCTGCACTGTCATCCATCCGAACCGGCACCAGTTTCAGCTAGCTGCGCGCGGCTATCAGGCGGCTGTCGACGCTGGCGCTGAGCATCTGATCAGCCGCGATATGTGAGTAAGCGCGCGAGCTGCGCGCGCTCGATCGAGCACATGTAAGTAAGCCGGGGTCGCTCTGCGGAGCGGCCCCGTTTTTTGCATGCCCGCGCGGCTCTGAGGCCGTTTCTAACAAGATCGACAGCCTGCCGCGTGTGCTCGTCTTCGGGCAGTCCTGAACGCCAGCCCAGCTCACGGGTGACCGCAGGGAGCGTGCAACCTGCCGAAACGCGTCTCCGCACGTACAGCGGGAATGCGCGCGTATCCCGTACACTGCGGACAACCGCAACGGGACGGGAGCGGGCTAGTGACAGCTAACGAGACTGAGACGACAGACACGCCGACGCCGGTAGCTGCGACGGCGAAAGTCATGACTGGACGTCGCTGGGCGCTGCTCGGCGGCACAGCTGCGACCGGGACCGGCGCGGGCGTGCACTTCCTGGGCGGCTCGACAGCGCTCGTCGTGCTCGCGATCGCAGCCGGCGCTGTGCTGCTGCTGTTCGTGCTGTGGCGGCTGCCGCATGTGCGGCGGCACTTCGCTTACCCACCGGGGTACGGGCCGCGCCGGGCACGTCGATCGAACCGCGAGCAGTCAGCAGCTCAGTACAGTCCGGCACCGGCTCGACGCAGCTCGTCACACCGGCTGCCATTCCACGCGTCGCGCATGCCACACGCAGCGCGCGGTCGACAGTCGCAGCCCGCTGCCGCGGGCAAACCTCGAGCTGGGACGAGCGGCGGGCGGCGTATGTCTTGGCCGGGTGGGCGCAGCCGTGGCGGTAGCTCGTCGCGTCCAGCTGGCTCGTCGTCGCGTCCAGCTGGCTCGTCGTCGCGTCCGGGTAGTCGCTCGGGCGGGCGGTCGCTGCTGCGCCCGTTCGGCGGTCGCAGCCGCACCGGCTCGTCGCGTCCGGGTAGCTCGTCGCGCCCCGGCGGTCGCAGCGGGGGTCGCTCGGGCGGTCGCCGGTTCGGTCTGCCGTTCCGCTCGCGCGGCGGCAGCTCGTCGTCGCGTCCCGGCTCGTCGACGGGCAAGAGCAGCCGGCCGGGCAGCCGGACGCGCCCCGGCTCGACGAGAGCAGCGTCGACTCGTCGACCGCGATGGATGCCGTCTCGGCGTCGACGCCCGCTGCCCGGTGCAGCTGCAGCCGGATTGTCGACGAGCAAGCGCCCGTCGTGGCGTCAGCGTCGCAGGATGCGTCGAGCAGCTGCAGCTGTGAAGCCGTTGCCCCGGCTGCTGCGCACGCGTCCGGCTCGTCGTCTGATCGTCGCGTCTGGCAGCAAACGACTGATCGGCCGGCTGCACCCGTCGAAGACAGCGACGAGTGCGACGAAGCCCGCACAGCCTGCGCAGCCAGCGCAGCCGAACAAGAGCACGACCCCGGCTAAACCTGGCGCGCCAGCGCCAAAGCCGAAGCTGCGCCTAGTCGCTAAGAACGGGCGCACGATCCCCGAGAGAAGGAAAACAGGCATGGCCGCAATCGACGCAGTGATAGAGCAAGTACAGCAGCAGCTGGCCGGCTTCCGGCCGCAGAGCAGGTCAGAGGCCGACGCGTTTTTCAAAGCGCTGCCGGATCTGTTCACTGAGCTGGGCAGCGCGCTGCACGCAGCAGCGTCCGGCATGGAAGAGGACCCGATACAAGCGCCGGTCGTCGAAGCGCTGCACGAGCTGGCGTCAGCAGCCGGCGGGCTGCACGACCCGGCCGAGACGGTCGCAGCGACGCATTCCAAGCAGCACGACATGTGGCTGACGGACTGAGCGATGGCGTTCGACACTCAGATCAGTTTCATGGACCGGGCGGGCGGTCAGCGCCGCTCGGCGCGTAACTGCGCGCTCGCCCGGTCGCTGGCGCGGCAGTGGGGCGGGCAGTGGACAGTCGGGCTGCTCGCATCTGTCGATCAGTACGGTGACGTTTATAACCACGGCTGGCGCGGTTACCTGACAGTGCTGTGCTATGACTACCGGCTGCCGCCGGTCACGCGCACTGTCGGGCTGCGGAAGCTGTCAGGAGCTCGGGCGACGATCGCGCGGCATCGGGTGGCTCGTCGCAGCCGGAAGCTGTCAGCCGGACTGCCGGCACGGCGACGCTCGCGTGCGCTCGTCGTTCGCGGCCTGGCCGTGCCCGCCGGGGCTGTCGCGGCGTGGGTCGTGCTGCCTGATCTGCTGCGCGTGCTCGCGATCATCACCGCAGCCGGCGCTGCTGCGTTCGCTGTGTACCGGCATCAGACGCGCAGGAGCAGCGGCGGCCGGATCGTCAGTCAGGCGTCAGCTGTGCGCCGCCCGGTGATGACTGGCCGTCCGATCGTGCGCCGTCCGCAGATCGCCTGGCTGCCCGAGCAGCTGCCCCGGCCGCAGATCGAGCACGAGCCGATCGAGCGGACAATCGAAGACGAGCCCGTGCGCATCCCGCCGCCCGAGCCGGTGCCCGGCCTGCCGGTCGCTGCCCCGGTGCTGCGCCAGCGTGTGAGCGAGCCAGAGCAGGAGAGGATCATCCCGTGAGCGCGTTTGAACGGCTGCAGTCGCGCTGGCCGCTGCAGCGCAAGCGCAAGCCGCCCGAGCCGTGGCGGATCTTGCCGATGCTGCCGGCTACCGGCTGGTCAGATCTCGGTAAAGACGCGATCGAGCGTTATCTGATCTGGCACGTCGCGACGTCGAGTCACGCTGACAAATCAGCTGGCGCGTGCTGGGTGATGGAACCGGAGTGGTATCAGCTGCTGATCAAGATGACAGCTGAAGCTGCTGCGATCGAGCACTGCGAGCCGAGCGTGTACTTGTACGGCATGCGCGCGACGCCGCGACACGGGGCCGGCGCGCCCCATCTGGAAGCGAGGGGGATATGAGCAGCGTCACGAGTCGTAAGCCGGTCAAAGCCGGTCACGCCGGGCTCGTCGCGGAGAGCTGCGCGCTCGCGTGCGTGCTGACGTTTGCCGGGACAGCCGGCGCGTCTGCAGCGCACGTGCATGCGTGGATGCCGGACCTGGCTGTGCTCGTCCTAGGCGGCGCAGCGATCGCGACGACTGAAGCTGTCACGCGCTCGATGCACATGGCGCGAGCTGTGACCGGGTGGGCGATCTTGCTCGCGGCGTGGGCGATACACGCGCGGTTTGATCATCTGCCTGCGTTTCTTGGCGTCGGACGGGTATACACCGTGTGGTCAGGCGTCGCGATCGCTGAGCTAGCCGTGCCGGCTGCGCTGCTCACAGCTGCGACAGTACGGGCGTATGGCGCATATCTCGACGAGCTGACTGACGGGGGAGCACGACCGGATCTGGCGATGCTGCGCCGGTACGAAGACGTGCTAGCCAGGCTCGGCGCTGACGGCGTGCGCTGTCTGAGCGTCGACGAGGGAAGGGCGGGGGCGACAGTGAAGCTACGGCTGCCGAGATCGGGGAGAGTGACGCTGAAAACGCTGCATCAGCTGCCGGACGGCGTAGCGACTGCGCTGCGCCTGCCGGCTAACTCGGTGTCGTTCACGCAGAGCAGGCACGCCGGCGAAGCGTTCATGCACTTGGACACGAAAGACATTCTGTCTGTCGACGTGCCGTTCCCGCCGTGCTCGCCCGGCGATCTGCTGACGATCACGCAGCCCGTCGACATCGGCGTGCAGTCGAACGGCGACGTCGCGAGCGTGCTGCTGCGCGAAGTCGCTGCGCTCGTCATCGGCGTGACCGGCGCGGGCAAGTCGAATTTCCTGAACGTGCTGATGGCGCAGCTGACGCGCTGCCCTGACGTCGTCGTGCTCGGCGTCGACCTGAAGGGCGGCCGGCTGTTCGCCCCCTGGATCATGCCTTGGATCCGCGGCGACTGCCCGCGCCCCGCTATCGACTGGGTCGCGACGAACCGGCAAGAGACTGAGGTCATGCTGCGCGCGATCGACAGAGTGATCACCGCCCGCGGCGAGTCGCTGATCGGCGGCAGCAAGATTAAGCCGACGCCTGCGATGCCGCAGTTCGTGCTCATCACTGACGAGATCGCTGACGTGCTCGGCTCAGACGTGCCCCGCAGCGAGCAGGGTGACGGCACGTCAAACGCGACGATGACAGCTGTCGCGACGCGCATCACCCGCAAATGCCGGTCTGAAGCTGTGATGCCGATATGGGCGACGCAGCGCGCGACGGTGACGATGCTCGGCTCGGGTGACCTGAAGTCGCAGTGCAAGCTGCGGTTCGCGCTGGGCGTCGCGACTGAAGCTGACGCGCGCTCGATCGTCGCTGACGACACGCGAGCTGCGCGGCTGCTCGCCGGCCTGCAGCACCCCGGCTCAGCGATCGTCTGGAAGCCGGGCCGGTCGTCTCCGATGCCGCTGCGGTTCTACCGGCTAGACCCGGAGAACGACAGCGACGCGAAGCGCATCGACGAGCTAGCGCGGGTAGCCGGACACACGCGGCCAGGGCCGGACGCGCTGTCAGCGTCTGCGATGGGCGCGGACTACACAGAACGGTGGGAGCGGTCATCGCTGTATCAGCGGCTGGCCGCTCAGCATGCCGGACTGTCCGCTGCGGACGTCGTCGCGTCCGGGCCGGACAGCACGAGCACTGCGACGGTCACGCGGACGGACGTCAAGCCGGTCGCGGACACGACAGCTGCAGACTTCGCGGCCATCATGTCCGCTGAGGGAATGGCGAGCGCGAAGCCGGATCCCAAGGCGCGGATGTTCTCGCTGCTCGGGGAGCGGCCGATCTTCGGGCTGTCTGTCGTCGAGATCGAGGCTGTGCTGCGCAAGGAAAACATGGGCGTCCGGCGCGAGACGATCCACCGTTGGCTAAAGGCTGAGATCGAGGGCGGGACGATCGAGCGCACGGGCCAGGGCGTCGGCGCGCGGTATCGCTTCGCGCAGCGTCCCTGAGCGTCGCTGAGCCGTTTTTAAGGGCCGGGCTGACGTCTTCGTCTAGCCCGGCCCTCGTCGTCTGTCTGCGTGAATATCGCGTATCAGTACCCGACACGCCGGATCGGCGTAGGCGGGCGCACAGTCCTGTCGCTAGTCATCAGCCACAGCGCGTGCTCTGGACCTGCGAGCCGCACGGACAGCGACGGCTAGCTGTGACATCGCTTGTGGCTCGCCTGTGACAGCGCTGTGACCGTCACTCGGGTCGTTGTGCGTCAGTGCAGGTCGCAGCACCGGCTGTGACTGTGCCACACGGTCACCAGGCTCGTTTCCCCAGTGCAGCCGGGCTGCGTAGTCACGTTGTGATCTAACCTGACGCGTCACGAACGCTGCTGCGTAACCTGACGCGAGTATGCCGACGACGGCGATCGCCGCGTACACGATCGTCGTGCTCATGGCCGGCTGCCGTTCAGCGCGTTCAGCACGCGCCTGCCCTGCCGGTCGGACACGCCGAGAGCGCGGCCGAGGTCAGCGCCGGTCATGTCTGGTCGCGCAGTCAGCAGCTCGATCGCGCGGAGCTGCTGAGCTGAGACGTCCGGCACCTTGACGTCCGGCACTTTGGGCACTCTGACTGCTGGCACGTCCGGCACTCTGATGTCCGGGACGACGACCGGACTGTCCGGGACGCTGCCGGACGCTGGCCGCGTGTCCGGCTCGACGATGTCCGGCACAGTGACCGGCTCAGCTGTGTCCGGCAGCTGCGTCGTGTCCGGGTTAGCTTTCGGTCCGGCCATGACGCGCTTGAGTAGCCCGAGCGCGACAGCGAGCGCAGCTGCGGCAGCGACCGGCGGCACAGCAGCTGTCACGCGTGTCGCGATGCTCAGCGTCCAGACGTGGCCGGCGTTGCCTGCGATCGACGCTGCGAGCCCGACGATCGAGATCAGCCACGCGGGTATGCGCTGCTGCCAGCTGAACCCGTCGAGCACGAGCACGAACAGCGACAGCTCGCCGACTGCGACGAAGACGTCAACCATGAGCGGGGCGACGATCGCCCAGCCGAGGGGCAGGCTGTGCGCGAGCGCCCAGTCGAGCAGCCCGCGGTATGACTCAGCGAACGAAGCGAGCGCTGCAGCAGCTGTCAGCGCAGCGATGGTGATGAGCGCGCCGGTTCGTGCGCGCTGAACGGCGAGGGGCAGTTCGGGGGGCATGGCAGTCCTTCTCTCCGGTGGTGCTAGCGCGCTGCAGCAGCTCGCAGCCAGCGCAGCGGGTTGCGGCGTGCTCGTCGCTCGCGCGCGAGGATCGCTGCTGCGATATCGAGCTGATAACGGGTAGGCATGCGCTCGACGTCGTCGTACGTCCACAGCCGAAACACGATGCGACCGTTGCGGTACTGCCAGTAATTCGACTTCGCGCGGTTGCACGAGCCGCACAGCGTGACGAGATTCCACAGCGACGACAGCCCGCCGGTCGACCAGGGGCGCACGTGATCGAGCTGCAAGTCGACTGTCCGCCAGCAGTACACGCAGTGATAGTTGTCAGCTGCGTACACGCGTCGGCGCAGTCGAGCGCGGATCGACGGGCGGGGTCGTCCGCGCCGCCACCACACGCGCCAGCTGCGCGGGATCGCGACTGCGAGCAGGGGCTTGCGTGTAGTGATGAGCACGAGCGCTGACACGAACTCGACCTCGGGACCGGTCATCTCGGACTCCATTCGTCGCGCCATCCTGGGCGCTGCCGGTAGCCGTACGCGACGTGTCGCGCGATCGCGATCACCGTGTCAGCGATCAGTCGCACGTTCGCATAGTCGGGGTCCCCGCGGGTCGTGTTCCAACTGTCGATCCGGCGCTGCCAGACGAGCAGCGCTTTGAACAGGTCGACCTCGTCACTCGCGATCGGCAAGCTGACGTCGTCGCTGCAGTCGACTGCGACGCGCAAGTCAGCGCGAGCGCGTCGCAGGTCAGCCTTCAGCTGCTTACGTAGCCAGACGAGCATGCGCCCGTCTGCGCGTCGCTGTGCTGCGATCTGCTCGTCGTACGCGCTCATGACTGCCGGACCTTTCTGCGTGCGTACCGGCGCGCTGCCTTCGCAGCCCAGATCGGCCGCATCGCTGCGACACAGCGAGCGCACGGCACTTCGCCCCAGTACCTGTGCCTGTCGTACGCAGCCGGGGAACCGCACGCCTGAGCTGCGGTCAGCCGACGCTGCGGTCGGCTGCGCGGCCCGCTGCCGACGTACGCTGTCCGGTAGCTCGTCATGGCTGCGACTCCAAGATGATCGGGCGCGTCATCGCGCACTCGTGACTGTTCTCAGCGCGATGGCACACGATGCACAGCGGCGTCTGCACAGCCGACCGGACGTCGCGGCAGCTCGCGCACAGATCTTTGATACTCAGATGCCCGCACCGGCAAGCAGCCATGAACGTGCCGACCGGCACGCCCGTGCACGGGGTCAGCTCAGCGCCCTTCGTCTGCTCGATCAGCGAGCCGCAGCGGCCGCTCATCGTCGCTGCTCGCTCATCAGCACGCCGGCGCGGATCAGCGCGCGGAACAAGTCGTCTTGACTGAGCACTGCATGGAAGTGCAGCCGGCCCCGGCCGTCTGCACGGTCGAACACGAACCTGATCTCGACGTCGCCCCGCTCCTGGTACGTGCCGGGCATGCGGAGCGTGTAGATCGTCGGCTTGCGGTAGCGCAGCGCGTGATGCTCGTCGCGCTCGACAGCCGGGCCAGGCGCGAGCAGCGCGCGCAGCACGTCGACTTCGGCCCACACGCTGCTATCTGTGCCGTCAGTCATTGGGGGCTCTCCGTTCTGCTCGCAAGATCCGCGGGCGTGGTTCGTGCACTGTCTCGCGGCACGCAAAGCAGACGATCAGCGAGTGCTTGCGGAAGCCGCGATACCAGGGCCGGATCGTGATCGCCATCAGGTTGTGCGTGCTGTTGCACGTCGTCTGGCTCATCGCGTCATCCGCCAGACTCTGACGACGCACCAGCCGACGACTACGGCCAGGGCGACGATAGCGGCGGCGCCTGCGAGCAGCAGCAAGTCGTGCACGAGCAGCCCGACGTCGACTGTCGCGCCCATCAGAACAGCAACTCCCCGCGCGCTGCGGGCGCGTACCGGCAGGCGACCGGCGTGCCGTGATGCTTGCCCCCGCAGCTGATGCGTCGCAGCGTGCGCGTCTTGTCAGCTAGCTTGTGCCGCGCCTCTGCCTCTGCGTCGTCGATCTGATCGCCGCGCAGCTGCTCGTACGCGCCGGCTCGCTCGTCGTCGACAGCGAATGGCAGCTCAGCTGCGCGCAGCATGCGGAAGTACAGCCCCGCGGCTGTCGCTGTCAGCGGCGCGAGCCCTGAGACGTGACAGCACAAGATCGCGACTTCGACAGCTGTGCCGGGGCGCGTGTCCTGCCCGGCGGCAACCCGGTCGACGATCTCGCGGCAGTGCGCGCGATACACGGTCTCGACGCGCATCAGGTCAGCTGTCGGCGTCGTCAGCGTCAGCGAGTGCCAGATGACGTCTGCTGCCCTCGGGTGTCGGCGCATGCCGGCTTGTATCTCGTCTTCGGCCCAGTCGAGCTGCTGCATGTATCCGACGTGCTGGCTGATCGTGTCGTCGTACAGGCTCGCGAGATCGAGCTGTGCGGCAGCAGCAGCGATCGCGGTCATGACGCGCCGCCTGTCTGCTGCTCTCGTGCCGCTGTCAGCGCTTCGCGTAGCGTCGCGCCAGTTGTGCGCCCGTACTTGCGCCGGCTGCCCTTCGCCGCGACGACGAAGCGCACGACCCAGTACGACGCGTGCTCAGTGTGCGTGCGCGTGTGGTACCAGATCTCGACGGGCACGGGCTGGTTGCCGTCTCGCCCCCACGGCTGGTGCTCGACATGCCGGCAGACGTCGTCGACGAGCTGCGCGTCAGTCAGCGCGCGCACAGCGGGCCGGCCGGGCAGCAGCTCGCGCTGCGCGGTCGCTGCAGTCAGCGCGTCGATCAGCTCGTCGATCAGCTTGCTCGGCGCATCGACGACTGTCGCGCCGTTCGCTGTCTCCAGCGTGATCTCGCCGTTAGCGTCGAGCACGACCCACAGATCGCGGCTGACGCGCTGACGGTATTTCTCGCTCACGGTGTGCTCCTTCTCTCCGTCCGGGTCTAGCTCGGGTGCCCCGGCCGGCGACGGCGCGCAGCTGACGTGCTGCGCGTCGTCCCCGGTCAAACAGCGCTCGATCAGAGCCCGACCTTGTGCGCTGCGTACTCAGCCTGCGAGACAGTGAACTGCTCGCCGTACGGCGAGTCGAGCTGCGCGACTAGAGCGCTCCGTGACCAGCCAGGCTCGCTCTGCATGTAGCTCCTGGCTGACATCACTGCCTGCCTGCGCCAAATGTTGCCGTGATCGAAAAACTTGACAGCGAACCTGGCTAGGCGCGCTGAGAATCCCTCGCCGTACGGCGAGTGCAGCTGATGGAACAGGCCGGCTTTGCTGAAGCCCTGCCCGCCGCTCAGATAGCTCAGAGCAGACGCGATCGCCTGCTGCTGAGGCACTGTGAGCAGCGGGGCTGCCGGCGTGCTCGGCGCAGACACAGGCGCCGCGGGCGCGGGCGTCTCCGTGATCGGGGTGAACGACACAGCGGGGCTGCTCGTGCTCGTCGACGAGGGCGTGCCGTTGACCGCTGCGACGATCACAGACACGACGATGATCGTGGCGAACACGCTGCCGATGACGAGCAGCGTCTTGCGCACTCGATGCGTCTTGCGTGGCTGGGGATTGACGTTCACTTGTGTCTTCCTTCTCTCCTGTTGCGACAGCACTCTGCTGTCTCCGGGGACCCCGGCCGGCGGGCACGAGCGCTCGACTTGTGCAGCGATCGCGCGCGCCGGTCGCAGTCCTCAGCTGCGATTCACAGCTGCCCACGACCATGCTCGCTCAGGCGGCATGACTGCGAAGTGCCGCGAGCATGCTCGTGCGACGTGGCAGTGCCAGCCACGGCATCCGTCACCGCAACCGTCGCCGGTCGCGGTGACGATGACGCAGCCGCACTGCCGATGCTCGACTTCATACTGCATGCTCACTCGCCCATGTCGCGCAGCTGCGCGCGCGCGTCAGCGAGACTGTCAGCGAGCCCGCTGTCGACGAGCTGCTGCGCCTTGCTCACGCGCCGGGGCTTACGCGCTCGCGCGTTGACTTCGCGCCTGATCTCGTCAGCTTCCAGCTGCGCGCTGCTCGGCGCATAGAACGTGTCGTACTGGACGCCGTCGAAGTCGTCGTCAAGCTGTCGCATCACGCAGTCGCCATGCTCGCTGCGTACGCGTCAGCTGCTGCGTGCGAGATCTGCAGCGCGTCCGGCGCGTTGACTCGACTCGCTTCGTACGCGAGACGAGCGAGCACACGCGGGCGGCAGTCGACGCAGACGCGCGTCGCGTGCGCAGTGTGCACGCGGCAGATCAGGCACGGGGCGAAGCGCTCGTCGCGCTCGCCGTGGTACGCGAGCGCGGGCTCAGCTGTCGTCAGCGTGTCGACGCTGATCGGGGCGATGTCGCCGGGGCCGCCCTGGTGGGCGCCGCAGCCGCACCCGGCCGGGTCGTGCTGCGCGAGTGCATCTGCGTGCTCGATCTCGTCGATGGCTGCGATCGTCGCGGGCGACAAGTCGTCAGCGTCGAACGGGTTCGCGTCGAATAGTTCGGGGTGCAGCAGCTCGTTCATGAGCTGCGCTCGGATTGCGTCGTGCTTAGCGCTCATCTGTCGCGCTCCCTTCTCTCCACTTCTCAGCATACGCGCAACGCGTACCCTGTAAAGCCTGGGTACGCGTTGCGTGTCGAGCTAGCAGCTGTCATACGCCGGCTGTCGTCAGCCTGGCTGCGATCACTTCCGCTGTCTCGTAATACGACAGACCGGGCAGCAGCAGATCGATGTCCATGAGCACGTCTGCGAGCACGTCGATACCGGGCTCGGCGCGCATGCCGGCGACACGCTCGCGCGCTTCGCTGAGCAGCGATGCTGAGCGGTCACGCAGCGCACGCTCGGGCGCTGACGCGCGCTTGGCAGCTTCGCGCTGCGCGTGTCGCCGGTAGCTGTCATAACCGCCGTTGTCACCCCGGCCGGACAGCCGCGTTCCGCACTCGCAGAGCACGAACGTCTTGCCCCGGTCGCTGCCGGTGCTGCCGTACTGCACAGCGCTGTGACCGTTGTCGCGCTTGCGCGGCTTGATCTTCTCGCCCCACATGATCATGACGTCGACCCTCCCTTAATGACGCCGGACGCGCGCAGCGCCCGCTCGTCGCTCATCGCGCGCAGCTGCTCAGCTGACTCGCTTATGTCGCTGTCTTCGTGCGCCTCTGCTGTCCGCACGATCGTCAGCTGGAATTCGGCGCCGTTCGGGAAGCTGAAGACGAGCCCGGCGTCGCGCGTCATCATCTGCAGCTCAGCGTATGAGCGCACAGTCGGCGGCTCGGGGACGTCTTCGCCCCGGTCGTACTCTTCGGCGTACGCGGCGAACGCGTCGCGCAGATAGTCGGACAGCTCGCTTGCTGTCGTCACGTCGTGCTGCACTTCGTCTCCCATCTCAGATCACGTTCGCGAGCGTGAGTATGTGTGCTTCGGATTCCAGCCGGTGAAACGCGCCGGCGACGTAGCTGTACGCGTGCCCGTCCGGGCAGCGCGCGCTGTGGCCGTGACCGGGGGCGCCGAACGGGCACCCGATCTCGATCGTCTTGCCGTCTTCCGGGCACTTGCCCTCAAGCAGCGGCGCGTCGAGCACCGCCTGCGCTGCGATCGCTTCCATCGCTTCGACGAAGCAAGCCGGGCAGCTCTCGTGCATCATCTCTGCGCAGCTGTCGTGCTCGCAGTCCTGACGCTCGTCAGCGATCTCGACGTCTGCGAAGTAGAACGCGCAGAGCGGGCCGGCGTGGCACTCGTGCGCGCTCATGCTGCACGACCGACGAGCGCGAGCTGCTTGTCATAGCAGACTTTGCCCATGCCGTGACGACCCTTGACGCTCGCCGCTGTCTCGATCGGCTGCCCGCAGATGATGCACTCACCGAACTCGATGCCGAGCGCTTCGACTTCGTCGATCGGCACAGCTTCGTCAGCGCGCAGCGACCACTGCATGCGCGGCGCTTTGACGCTGCGCAGCTGCTTGCTCTCACCGTCGAGCCCGGCGCGACTAGCAGCGCGAGCGTCAGTCGGCACTAGCTCGCGAGCGAAGCGCACGCGCTCGCTCTCGCCCTGGGGCTTGAATTCGCGCACGATGTACAGCCGGCCGTCGCGCCGGTACAGTCCGCACTCTGCCGGCTGCGAGTTATAGCGCTGCTCGTGCGCAGCTGCGGGCTGCTTGCGCCCGTAGTGCTGACGCTCGCCGTTCGCCGGCTTGGGCCGCGGGATCGCTTTGACGTCGTCGATCTTCGTCGACGCCCAGTCGAACGACACGCGCGAACCGTCGCCGGGGCGCAGTATGTCGATCTCGTGACACTCGATCATCTTCCACGTCAGGTCGTACTCGCCCGAGTACAGCTCGCGCTCGCTGAGCAGCGTCTTGAGGAACCGGATCATCGGGTCAGTCGCGTATCGCATCGTCGTCACTCCCCATCGCTGTCGTCGTCACGCAGGCCGGTCATGCGCTCGACTGCACGCTTTGCTGCGTCGCTGATCTCAGGGCCGGCGAGCACGATCACAGCGCGAGTCACTTCGACCCAAGCGCCGGCATCGAGCACGTCTGCGCCCTGATCAGCTGTGACGTCACGCTCAGCTGCGTCGACTGCTTCGCACAGCTTGCTGATCTGCTCGTCGAGCGTCAGCTGCTGCACAGCCGGCCGGCGCACGATCACAGGCGCGTCGAGCGGGTAATCGAAGACGATGCCGGCGGGCTGCGTCGCGAACGTCATGACGCGCGACTGCAGCTGCTGCCGGAAGTGCCCGCGCCCGCGCCCGTGATGCTCTTCCCACTTCCCGAACGCTGCGTCGCTGATCGTCTTGACTGCTGTGCTGAAGCTGTAACCCCGGATGCCCTTGTAGGCCGGGATCGTGACGACGAAGTCGCCGGGCTTGAGGTCAGCGACTGTAATCGTCTCGGGGTCCCCGAACACGATGTCAGCGACGACCGGCTGCGCCGGCGTGTAGTGCTGCTCGGTCAGCCGGCGAATCGCCCGCTGCATCTCTGTCTCGACTGCTGCGCTCATCTTGTGCGCGCTCCCTTCTCTCCACTGCAAAGCATACACGCAACGCGTACGCAGTTATACGTGCTCGCGCTGTATTTATGCAGGTCAGCGGCAGATGTTCAGCGCACTGCGGCCGGGGTAGCTGACAGCTCATGTCCTGGCTCAGCGGACTTCCCGCGTTTCTCAGATTCCTGATCTGGCTGCTCATCGTCGTCGTCGTCGTCATCGTGCTCGCGTTCGTCATACACGCGATAGGCGGGTTCGACTGGCACTTCTCAGTCGGGCACTTCCACTGGGATGTCGGCGTCAGCTGAGCGGCTGACGTCGTACAGCAGCGGGTGACGATCGAGCGCGGCTGACAGGCGGCGGGCGTGCTCGTGACTGATCAGCTGCAGCGACGAGCACGACCCGTTAGCGCCGCGCCTACAAGCGCGGGCCGTGCCGGAAGCTGCCCCAGTCCCGGCGCAGCTTGCGGCCGGCTGCGATCCAGTACCTGACTGCCTGGTGGCAGCGTCCGACGATGTACCCGCCCGCTGCGCCGGCGACAGCTGCGACGATGAGCGCTGTGTCATGCATGCTGCTCCCCTCCACACGTCTCGCACAGCCAGCCGCCCTCGCTGTCTGATCTGATCTGGTCGCCCTCGTGCACGCGCTCGTCGCACTGCGAGCACCGGCCGGGGAATCGAGCAGTGACCCACGGTCCCCGCGGCACAGCTGCTGGCTGAGCAGCTGCGCGCGGGTGACAGTGAGAGCACGCAGACACGAGCAGGTCAGTCAGCTCGCAACGCTTGTCATGCATCGTCGTCGTCGATCGCGGGGAGCGACACCGGCCCTTTGGGCTCGTGCGCTGCGACGTACTCTTTCAGCGCGTCGACGTATACGACGCGCAGCGGCACGTCGCGCAGCGCTGCGATCACTTTGCACGACTGCCGCAGCTTGAGCGGCATGATCACTTGAACGCTGACTAGCCCCATGCGTGCCAGCTCGCCGGCTTGTCGCTGCCCCGTCATGTCAGCACCCCCAGCACGATCGCTGCTGCGCCCATGATCGCGACGACGATCAGCGCAGCACCGATGACGACTTGACGATCTTCGGCCGGGTCGCGCCAGTCGCGGTATGCGAGCCGGGCGAAGTTAGCTGCTGCGACGAGCCAGATCGCCCAGCCGAGCGGCAGCCCGACGATCATGACGCGCTCCCCTCGTGGCAGCTACACTCGCAATCTGCGAGCTGCCTGCCGTCACGGCGCCGACCACGACAGCGCTTGTGCTGCCGGCTGTAGCAGGCGCGGCTCGACGGCGGCTCGTCGCAGTGACACAGACCGGGCTGACAGCTGTCGCCGCCGTAAAAGATCCCGCTCATGACGCACCGCGGGGCAGCGCAAGATGCTTGTCGCGGATGACTTCGTACAGCGTGCCGCCGTCGACAGCGAGATACGGCAGCATCACCTGATCGAGTTTCGCCATGTCAGCGTCGATGAGCGCGAGCTGCGCCTCTAGCCAGTTCAGCACGACGCGCCATGCGACGTCAGCTGCGTGCTCGCGTGTCTGCCAGCGAGCCAGCTCGACGGGACGAGCGCCGCGTGTGCCGCCCATCTTCGCGAGCGCTCCGCCGGGCTTACACGCTTTGACGAGCACAGCCTGCATAGCGTCGACGTCGACCGGCATGACGAAGTCTTGCCACTGGCCGGCCATGTCGAGCCGGAATGACAGCCCTGTCGGCTTGCGGTCAGTCATCTCGATCGCGACACGGGCTGCGCCCGCGTCTGCGAGCAGATCGACGCACTCGCCTGCTGTGCGCCTGGCCTTGATCGTCGTCGTGTACCGCGACGGCTTGCGTTCACTCATCGACTTGCCCTCCCAGCGCGAGCCCGTCAGCTGCGTGCTGCCGCGCGTCTTCGATCACGTCAGCTCGCTCGACCGCGATCTGCTCAGCGTCCGGCTGCTCAGCAGCCCAGTCCTCTGCGATCTCTTGCGCGAGGTACTGGATCATGCCGTAGCACTGCTGCAGCGCTTCGTACGCGTCCCCGAGGTTGTCGATCAGCGCTGTGCCGGTGAACCGGCCCTGATCGTCTGTGATGTGGTCCCACGAGCCGGCCATATCAGTCCACCCCGGCGAACAGCGACTGCTGGCCGGGCTGGCGCTTCGGCCGGTACGGCTTGTAAGCGAACGGCTCAGCGAGCGCGGGAGGATGCTTCCCGCCGCACGTCGCGTCAGGCTTCCCCGAGATCGACCCTGCAGCGATCTCTGCCATCGAGCACAGCCGGTCAGGGTTCATGTCGGCCCACTCGACGATCAGCGCGTAATCTTCCGGGTTGCCCTCCCGTCCTTTCTGCGCTTCGTCGTGTATCCGGTGCATGACGGGCACGATCTCGCATCGGTAGTCGACGACGATCTCGCGCCCAGCGCGCGGCCCGTCCGGGTGCGGCAGTCGCACTGCGACGTGATGACTCATCCCTCTCCCCCTTCGTACAGCGTCAGCTGCAGATCGTCGTCGAGCAGATACCAGCCCTGTCGGCCGGGCTGGTCGTACAGCACGGGGATCGCTGACACGTCGAGCTGTGCGTGACGCGACACGATCCAGCCGCCCTCATCCTTGGCTCGCTTGCTATGCTCGTGCACCCAGCCGTGACAGCCGGTCGTGCCGGATCCGCACAGCAGGATCAGGTTCGACGCGCGGTTGTTGCTGCGGTTCCCGAGCACCCGATGATGCACTGACGACGCAGCGCCGGCGCACAGCACGCCGCAGCGCACGCACCGGAACTGATCGCGCTCGACTAGGTCAGCGCTGCTCGTCCTCACAGCAGCCTCATCGTGCTCAGCTCAGCGACGATCTGACGTCGACGAGCAGCGCACGCTGTCTGCCACTCGTCGAGCAGCTGATCGACGCGCTGATGCGCAGCTGCTTGCTCGTGCTCGTCGCAGACGTACTGCCGCGAATTGCGCTGCAGCCACAGCCCGCAGCTGCGACAGTTGACGTGCAGACCGAAACTGACATGCAGCTGCGTGCAGCTGAGACAACTGACGCGCAGCCCACCGCACGCGCAGCGATCGACGCGCTCATCGTCGACGAGCGCGATCGTCCACGGGGTGCAGCGATGCCAACGCCGCGGGATAGGCGCCCGCCACCACTCGACGCCGCCGCGATGCTCAGCGATCAGCTCGCCGCTCACAGCGTCACCAGCACGATCGTCACTGCAGCTGCGAGCACAAACACGATCGTCAGCGCTGAGCCGACGATGGTAAGAGATCGCTCGTTCGGGTACTTGCGGAGGTCGTCGACGATCAGCCGCGCAACCTTCCGGGCCAAGCCGACCCAGATTGCCCAGGCGAGCAGCCGGGCGCTCATGAGCCGATCACCGCCTCGCGTATCCTCCGGGCGACGCTTGCGGCTGTGAAGCGCAGATCGAACAGCGTGTCATCGAACCGCTGCGCGACGAGCCAGACCCGGCGCAGCGCTTCGTGATCGGCGTCGACGTGCTGCTGCAGCACGCGCGCGGTGTCGTGCCACAGCGCGAGCTGGTCGGCTACCTCGGGGGCAGCGTCGAGCACGCGACGAGCTGCGTCGCAGAGGTAGCGGCCGCTGTGACGCTGCTTGCACCACGTGCAGTCGACGACTGCCTGTGTCCTGAACAGCGCATCAGCGAGCGACGTCTTGAGTTCGGCTGCGAGCGACTTCGGCATGATGCCGGGGCAGCCGGGGTGCGCGCTGTGCGGTTGCTTGCGCGGGCATGCTGGTGCGCTCACAGCAGGTCCCCTTTCACTTCGATCGTCGTTAATCCGGGGGCGCTGACGTCGGGATTGTCAGCAGGCTCGATCTGCACTGTGTATGCAGTCAGCGGCCTGTTCGGCTGCCCGCCGTCGCGCAGTGGCTTGTTTTTGGGCGTGCTCGCCCAGCACTCGTATGCTTCGTCAGGGCTGCCGAACACGAGCGCGTCAGCCGGGTCGTCTGTCCACTCAGCTGCGCCGCGCCCGCCATTCTGCTCAGGGTCGTACGAGCGCAGCCACAGCCCGCGCGGGTCGCGCCCGCTGGTGATGATTCCAGCGAGCGCGACGCAGCGGATGATCATTCTCACGTCTTGCTCTTGCTCTTGCGCTGCGCGATCTCGCGCGAGATCTGCGCGTGCGCAGCATGGCCGGCGATGTTGCCAGCTGCTGCGCCGGCGATCCCCTGCCACGTCCCGTACGACGCGAACGCAGCGAAGCCGGCGACGGTGCCCGCGAGCGACATGATCCATTCCCACGGCCACAGGTGGAGTTTCACTGCTGCTCGTCCTCTGCGTGCTCGCGGTCGCTAGCAGCAGCAGACACGCTGTCAGCGCCAGCTGTCGGGTTGCCAGCTCGCTCAGCCCAGCCGGCTGCGCGCGCGAGTCTGAGCAGATCCTCGCGTACGTCAGCTTCGGGCCGGTGCTCGCCAGTGTCGGCGTTCTTGGCGATCACTTCCAGCTTGGTGCAGATCAGCTGCAGCTGCTCGTCGCTGAGATCGTTGAATGACTTGAGCGACAGCGGCTGCGCCTCGGGGCTGTCGCGCCCGAGCAGCGCGCAGACAGCGAGTTTCGCGTCAGTGTTCTTGGCGCCCTTGAGGCCGCCGTTAGAGAGCCGGGCGTGCAGCTCGCGCATGATCGTGCCGCGGGCTCGCGGCGGCGCGGGCGGCGGCGGGGGCGTCTGCTCGTGCTGCTCGGGGTCGGGCGGCAGATCAGCGGCGTCAGTCGACCACGGGTCGCCGTTGTAATCGTCGAACGAGTCAGACACGACCTCAGCTGTCCACGTGCCGTCAGCAGCTGCCGGGCGCTGCGTGTCGTCACGCGACGCTGCGAGCATCACGTCGCGCAGCTCAGGCGAGCTGGGCGCGACGTCGAAGTGCCGGCGCACAGCTGTCTTGATCCACTGCTCGTCGAAGTTGGTATGCCACGCGCTGTCAAGCGTCGGCGGCTTGCCGTTCCATGACGTCTCAGCGTTCTGGTAGCTGCGCGAGTAGCGATCTCTTGTCTCGATCGCCTGCTGCCTCGTGACAGTTGTCACGGCTGTGCGGTTGCCGTCGCGCAGCCGGACGAAGCAATACGCCAGGATCGCGGGGCCGCGGTCGATAGTGTTGCCGTCGCTGTCGACGAGCGCCGGCCGGTGATAGAACCCGCCCTGATCGCCGTATGCAAGCGCCCACTCATCGCGCTGATGGATCAGCCGTGCCTCGACGGCTGTGACCATCCCGCTGTTGTACATGGTCTTGACGAGCCCCTGCCACTGCGGAATGAACTGCGCCTGCTTGCCGAACGGGACGATCGCGCCGTCTTTGGTGAACGGCATGAGCCCCCAGCGCGCAGCTTCTAGCATCGCCGCGTACAGCGAGCGCCGCCCCTCCGGGTGCAGCGCGATGCGCGCGAGCGCAGGCGACTTGCGCAGCCCCGTCTCGACGGTGCGCAGAAAATAGTCTTTCGGAATGTGCGCGACGAGCTGCCTATCGATCTCGGGCGCTATGTGGTCGATGATCGCGTCGAGCCGGTCGCGCTTGTGCACTTCCAGCTCGTTGCCGGGCGTTTGCTGCTCAGCGTTGCGCTGCTGCTTGCTGCCGCCGTCAGCCGGCCCCGCGATCATGTCGCGGGCGTTACGGGCTGCAGCGTTGTTCGGTTCGCTCATGTCCCTGATCCTTCTCCCCATCGGCCGGCGCTGTCGCCGGACGTTCTAGCGCTCAGCTGCAGTCGCAGCGTCGCGCAGCTCAGCCGCGCATTCCTCGAGTGTTTCGACGGTGGCGGCGATGACGCGCTCCAGCATGGGCAGTGCGCCGGGCGGCAGCTGAGCTACTTTCTGCCGCAGCTCGTCTGCTCGCAGCAGCCAGCTGAGGCGTGTGGTCTCGATCGAGTGGGCCGGCTCGACAGCTGCTCGCGGCGCGTCGCTAGCGGCGCTTTGCCGACCCTTTGCGTAGCAGTCCATCATCAGCGCGCAGATCGTCGCGTGCGCTCCAGCCCCTACCGGCGTGCCCCGCATGACGTGCTCAGCGACGACCATGACTTCGTCGAGTGCGCGCAGCGCAGCGAGCTGCCGCGCTGACATGGTGCCCAGCGGCGCCGCTGTCATCAGCTGCGCATACACGCTGCGGAAGCTGTCAGATGACACGGTGCGCCTCCGTCCAGCAGTGCGCGCCTTCCGGCCCGCTCGTGCACTCGCACGGATCGCCGATGCAGCTCGTGTGCTTGCCGTCGCGGCAGTCAGGATCGAGCAGCGGGCCGGCGCCCTCAGCGACGAGCATGTGCGGCTCAGACTGCTCCAGCACCGCGCGCCACTTCGTGATCTGCACCTGGCCGACACGCGCCGCGTGGCCGGACCCGGTCGCAGCGAACCGGCTGAGCATGTCCCAGCAGACGGCTGCGACCTCGACAGTCGACGGGCCGGCGAGCTGCACGACGAGATCGCCGCTGTCAGTCCAGCGCAGCGCGACGCCCCGGTGCGCCAGCTCGTCGACGACGACCGGATCAGTCGGGCTGTACTCAGCGCTCATCGCTTCGTCTCCTTCGGAGGCGTGCCCCAGTCACCCTGTCGCATCGTCTCGACGAACGGCTGCGGCGCGACTGTGTACCCGGCCTTCGGGCCGCCCGTGCGTTTGACGACGACTCGCTCAGTGCCGGTCGTCGGGTCGTGCGCCACGATCGTGTCAGCGCCCTGCGCGCGGTTGCGCAGCTCGTTTTTGCACTGGCTGACAAGACGCTTAGCCCGGTCCTCGGCTCGCTTCGCTGCTTTCCAGCGACGAGCGAGTGAGACAGGCACGCGCACTGTCCTGCGCTCTAGCGGGTAGAGCTGCTGCAGCCGCGCAGCTGTCGCCGGCGACCAGTCGACTGCGGGTTCGCGGCGGTCGACGAGCATCTGCCGGAATTCGTCGCCGGCTTCGATGAGCGCTTCGATCTGCTGCTCGACAGCACCGTCGCGCTCGATCAGCATCGTGACGACTTTGCCGGACGGCAGGAACTGCACGGGCAGCCACGCTGTGTCAGTGCCGAGTACAGCCATTTCGACGAGCAGCTGCACGCGATAGTACGGCGGCATCTGCGCGCTGTGCTCGTCTCCGAACTCGCCGCGCGAACCCGCCCAGCTCTTGAGCTGCACCGGCCCGGCTGGCTCATACGACTCGCCTGTCTCGCCGTCCGGCCACTGCACGAAGCGCACGTCATGCGCGATGCGGTCGAACGTCGCGCGCAGCCACGGCCAGCGCTTCGACGCATACAACCCGCCGGGACCGAGCAGGAGCTCGGGATGCATCGCAGCAAACTTCGCAGCTGTCCTGTTCTCCAGATACAGCCCCAGCTCAGTGCGGTCGTTGCCGGTGAACGAGTCTTCGCCGGTCAGCTTCGCGTGGTACAGGTCGAACGCTGAGCTGTGCTCGCCGGGCGCGATGCCGATAACAGCGGACATCTCTGACGCTGTCAGCACCCAGCCCGTCTCGTCGTTGCCGCGACGAGCTGCGAGCCATCCCCCGCGGTCGTGGTCGATCTCATCCTGAGACATGATCTGCACGCAGCGCGGCTCGTATTCGGAGTGGAGCTGCAGCATCGGGTCAGCGATCTCGACGCTCATCGCGTCGAGCCGATCGAGTGCAGCACGTCGTCGATGCGGCGATCGCGGGTCGTGCGAGCAGCTGCGACAGCTGCCCGGCGCGCCTGCTCCGCTCCGTCTGCTGCAGCTGCGTACAGCCGGTCAGCTTCGACCGTCGCGGCGACGAACGCATCGCGAGCCTGGTTAGTCGTCGACTGTCGCAGCGCGTTCGCGTCGGTCAGCGCGCCGTCGTACAGTGCGTCCTCGTTCCGCACGATCAGCTCGTAATCGCGCCAGATGCCCTCGATCGTCTCGACGGGTGCGAGAGCTGCAGAGTCGATCTCGTCGGCTGGGTCGATGACTGCTGCGCGATCCGGGTCTGCGTCCAGCTCGGAATCGTAGCTAGCTGCGAGCACGGGACTGTCCGGCTGTGAGCGGTCATGGGCGGGTTTCGCCATGTCGTGCCTCCTTCTCTCCAAGCAATACGTTACCGTAGCGCGCTCGTCTGACAAAGCAGCAGGCCCGCCCTATCGGCTGCAGCTGTGACGTGCGGTAACATGGCGCTCAGATCGGGTCGCGTTCTCGCGACTCCTTCTCTCCAGCGGGCGCGCGCCCGACCATTCACCCTGTGTCGGGTGCGCGCGCCGTGGAAGATCTCACAGACACGCCGAAGCGCCCCCGATCGTTCCGCTCGATCGGGGGCGCTCGTTATGCTCGGGGCTGCGTGGCAGCAGATTGGGGATCGGTCCGGCCGGCTCTCGGGGAAGACGGGAGCCGGCCGGACGTCTGTCAGCGCGTCACTCGGGCGCGACTGTGATGCGCGCGACGTCGACGACAGTCATGCGCGAGCTGTCGACGCTGCGCCAGTAGCGGCCGTCGTCGCCGCCGAGCCCGCGTCTGCGAGGTACACGTCTGCGCCGACCCAAGCTGACACTCTGATGCCCAGCTCGGCCAGCTTGTCGACGATCTCGTCTCGCCGGTCAAGCACGTCGTACCGGCTCAGCTCCGCGTCGAGCGCGATCGTCAGCGTGATGCTGTTCGTCATGTCGCTCACCTCCCCTCGCGTGCGTAGTAAGCGCGTTCCTGGCGCACTGACGCGCAGATCGCAGCGTCGCGATGCACGATCTGCCCGGCAGAGATCTTGCACTTGCCGCCGCCGATGCGCCCGTCGCAGTCAGCGCAGCGCTCGTTACTCATGCTGTCGCTCATGTTCGCGACTTCGACGCGCAGCTCTAGCGGCGAGATCTGGCGCTCGTCGCAGTACGTCGCGTGATAGGGCAGGTTGTACCCGCACGCCGGGCACACTGTCTCGTGCCCGCTGAGCGAGCAGAGCGGGCGCTTGCCCGACCCTGCCCACACAGCAGCGCACGTGCAGCTCGACGCGAGCATGCTGCTCATGACAGCTCGTCGCGAAGCTGATCGACAGCGTCGTAAATCCACTGCGCGTCGAGCCCGGCTGCGCGCGCTACGTCGACTGCTGCGCGCAGCTTCGTCGCTAGCTCGTCGACGAGCTGCATTTGCGCGTCCCACGTCGACTCGCTCTCGTCGACGACGATGTCGGCCCAAAACGAGCGCCCGGCGCGCACGAGCCCGTCGCGCTCGTCGCTGTACTTAAGCGGCATGACGTACGCGCGGCCGGGCAGCTCGCTCAGCTGCTCGATGCGCACTTGTTGCTCGTCGACTGTGACGATCTCTCCGACTGCGATCGCGTTGTTCATGTCTGCTCTCACTTCGCTGCGTGGTGCGGGCAGTGCGCTGTCGCGAACACTGCAGGGGCGTGACAGTCGTCACCGTTGCGCTTGCTGCTCGTGCACTCGTAACGACGATGCGCGTCGCAGTACCGGCCGGGCTGCTCGACGTCGAACCCGCCCGTCTCGCCCTTCCCGTAACGCTGAAACGCTGCTGACTTCGTGACGTTCAGCTCTAGCCCGATCTGCGACCAGGACACGCCGTCTGCGTTGAGAGTGCGAGCTGCGCGGCCGGTCACTTCGTCGAGCAGATCGCGAAGCGCTGCGAGATCTGCGAGCACTGACGCGTCTGACGCGACGACACGCTTGCCGTAGGCGCGAAGACAGCGACGCATCATCGTCGCGTACTGCTCGTCATCTTTCTCGGGCAGCTGGCTGCTACGCGTACCGATTTGCTGTACGTCTGAGGACGGCTGAGGCGCGACGAGCGTCAGCGCGCTGTCGTCGTTCACGGGCGCTGCGTCAGCGGTCTGCGTGGCGCTGAGGGCCGGGCTGCTCGTCATGTCTCGCTCGCTTCTCTCCGGGTCGCGATCTGTGCTGTTTAACGCTCTACTCATACCCAATATTAGCAGTGCGGAAACGCTTAGGAGACAAGGGCGCGACGATTTCTTGGCGTATTCGCGAGAAAAGGCGAGTCGGCGCTATCGTGTCGAGACACGACCAGTGACAAGCAGCGACCCCCAGCTGCCGAGGCCGGGGGCCGCTGATCCGAAGCTCTTGCCACGGAAGGCGCCGGATCAGACATGACGATACCTAACCCGCCCCGGAACCGCACAACTAGCAGACGCATGCGACGGTGGACTCGCGACGACGTCATCGCTCTGTCAGACGAGCGCAGCGCTTGGCTGCAGCGAGTGCTCGACGCTGAGCGCCAGGGCTTCGCTCGCGGCTATCACGCCGGCCGCGAAGACGGCACGCGCTCGACGCTCGCACGAGTCGCAGCAGCGCAGCGCCGAGCGTGCGATCATCTGCTGCCCCAGATCAGCACCCCGCCATTCCGGCAGCTGCAGATACGCCGGTACGCGCCGGACGGATGGGCCGGCGAAGTCCCGGCCGACATGACGAGTCAGCAAGAACGACGCTGGCTCGCTCGACTCCCGCGGCGCAGCGACTATGCGGGCGGGCCGGTGCAGTCGTGGTGAGTGATGTCAGCGACGCACTGCACGACATGCCACCCGGCCCGCTCAGCGATCTGTACGAACCCGAGGCCCCGCCGCCTGCAGCGCTGAACGGGCATGCGCCCGAGCACGCACCGCTGCAGCCCGTCGACCTGGGCTCAGTCATGCGCAAGAAACTGCCGCCACCCAAAGTCGTCGCTAACCTGCTGTACGGCCGGACTGTGCATCTGCTATCCGGCCCGCCCGAATCAGCTAAGACAGTGCTCGCGCTCTGGCTCGCGCTGCGAGCGATGCGCGGCGGCAGTTGCGTGCTGATGATCGACGAGGAAACGGGCCGGCGACAAGTCGCTGACTTGTTCAACTCGATGGGCGCTGAGCCCGAGCTGATCGACGAGCGCTTCGTGTACTTCGAGGACGCTGAGCTGCGCTGGACGCCGGGCGACCGTTCCCGGCTCGCTGACGTACTGACGCAGCGACAGCCCAAGCTGACGATCGTCGACTCGTTCGCTGAGATCTTGTCAGCTGCGAACGTCGACGAGAATGACCCCGGCGCTGTCACTCGTTTCGTCAAGAGCAACGTCCGGCCGATCGCCCGGCAGTTCGGCTCAGCTGCGCTCGTGATCGACCACGACACTAAGAGTGAGAAACAGTCGCGCTACTCGCGGGGCACGGGCGCGAAGCTGTCAGCCGGCGAGGTCGGGATCAAGGCGTGGCCGGTGCGTCCGTTCAGCCGGACCCAAGAGGGCATGGTGAACCTGACTGTCGCGAAAGATCGCTTTGGCTGCCTGCATCGTTACTGGTCGGTGCGTGTCGTGCCGCAGCCGCTGCTCGATCTGAAATTCACGAAGTCGACTGCAGCGGAAGAGTCGGGCAGCGGCAGCGGGCTGTCGCCGGCTGCCGAGAAGCTGCTCAGCGTGCTCACTGAGCAGCCGTCGACGGGGACACAGCTCGTCGACCGGGTCGTATCAAGATACGGGCCGCCGGGGTACAAGCGCGAGACTGTCAGCCGGATCATGGGCGCGCTCGCTGAGCGCGGCGTCGCTGATCGAGTGCAGCACGGGCGCGACGTGCTGTGGTTCAAACCTGGCGCGACGATTCTCGACGAAGTGCCGCCGCCCGACGACCCGAGCCGTGGCAGCGGGTGGCCCGAGGGGACGATCGGGGACGAGGTAAACGCGTGATCAGATGCGTGATCGTCGCGAGATCACAGATGCTGCGTCTGCTCAGCGCGTCAGCGCTGCTGAGCGTGTGTTTTCGCTGTCTGCGACGTGTGATCAGACGTGTGACCGTCGCTGTTCTCTACTACCCGCACGTTACTGACTGCAGTTACTCGATCCGGGGGGCTAACGCCCCCGATCAGTGGGTTAACGGCAGTCTCAACAACCTAGGGGGAGTGTAACGAGATCTAAGCGACACAACTGCAGCGTGTCAACTCATACGCGCGCATCAGCGTGTCGCGCTGTAAGCTGCGGGAACACGTACTGAAATGGAGAGAAGGACCCCCGTGACGTCACACACCGTTGAGCCCGACGACCGGCTCGCGAACGGGCTGATCCGGCAGCGCGCAGTCGACGGCTACCGGCACAGCCTCGCGCTGCTGAGCCCCGACTTGCGTCATCGTCTGCTGCTGCTGAACGACTGGCCGGGTGGCGATGGCCGGACGCTGACAGCTGTGATGCTGAACCCGTCGACAGCTGACGCGCTGTCGTCTGACGCGACATGGCGACGCGTCTGCGGCTACGCCCGGCGCGAGGGCTGCTCCGCGGCGCAAGCGCTGAACCTGTTCACGCTGCGCGCGACGCAGCCGAGAGATCTGCTGTCGCACTCGCGGGATGAGCGCGTCGACGAGCGAGCTGACAGCGTGATCGCTGACTCGATCGGGCAGCATCCTGAGCGGTTCGTGCTCGTCGGCTGGGGTGAGTGGGCCGCGCACTCGCTGCTGCGCCCGCGGCGGCTGCACGTCGTCGAGCTGCTGCGCCAGGTGGTCGGCGCTGCGCCGCTGTTCTGTCTCGGCTCGACTGCGTCTGGCGAGCCGGTGCATCCGCTGCGGCAGCGAGCTGACGCGCAGCTCGTCGAGTGGGCCGGCTGATGCTGAGGTTCGGCGGGCTCGACTTGTCGCTGACGTCGCTCGGCGCGGCGCGGCTCGACGACGGCGGCATCGCGGCGACGCAGCTGCGCACGAACCGCAAGGGGCATGCCCGGCTGAACTGGCTGATCGGCGGCGCAGCTGACTACGTGACTGGCTGCGATCTCGTCGCGATCGAGGGGCCGTCGTACAACTCGCGGACGCAGTATCAGCACGAGACGGCGGGGCTGTGGTGGCTTGTCGCGCACGAGCTGCACCGTCGCGCTGTGCCGTACATCTCGATCCCGCCGGCGACGCTGAAGAAATTTGCGACGGGCAGCGGGCTCGCGCCGAAGCCTGACGTGCTGCTCGCAGCTGCTAAGCGCTTCCCGGCTGTCGAGTTCACGTCTGAGGACGCAGCTGACGCGCTGTGGCTGCTGGCGATGGTCTGTGAGCGCTACGGCTGTCCGCTCGCTGAGATGCCGAAAGATCGTGTCGCGCTGCTGTACGCGACAGTGAGTAAGAAGGGCAAGCGTTACGGCCTGCCGGTGATCGACTGGCCGTACCTACAGGGAAGGATCGCATGATGCCGAACACGCCAGACGAACTAGACGACGGGCCGAAGAACAAGCTGAATCTCGCGGGCAGCAAGCCGCCGGGAGGGAACGACGGGCTGACGCCGATCGTCGACATGCTCGTCAAGGATCCGGGGCAGCGTCGGCTCGCTGTCGTCGAGTTTTACGGGCTGTACGACAAGCTGAACACGGACGAGGGCACGCATCAGATCATCGTGCGCTGGTCGCGGATTGAGCCGCTGTTCGACGACGACGCTGAGGCAGCGCGCAAGCTGCTGGAGGCAGCGCGCACTGCGCGGATGGACGCTGAAGACGAAGCAGCGGGCCGGATGCCGCTGCGCGCGATCGAGGGCGGTAACGGCAGCTGAGCTGCGCGGGGCTTACCGGGTACGCGTTTACATCTGCCCGCGCTAGGGTATGCTGTACGCGTACCGGGAAGTCATCCCGGTCGACACGGAGAGAAGGACCCGCATGACCATCCAGACCCAAGCCCGTAACGCCGACCTTGAGAGCATCGTCACGATGCTGCAGGAGCAGCGCGTGCGTCGGCTCGATCTCGTCGTCAACGCTGCAGCGATCAGCGCAGTCGACGGGCAGCTCGTCATCGCAGACGTCGACGCTGCGCAGCTCGTCAGCGACGACGGCGTCACGTCAGCAGCCGGCGCTTACAACGTCACGACGTGGTGCAACCGGCTGCTGGGCGAAAAACTGGGCATCCCGACGCAGTACGTCGAGTGGATGCAGCAGAACCGGCCCGATCTGTGGGACGCGAACGTTAACGGCATGCTGCACGGGGGCACGAGCGCGAAAGCGCCGGCGCCTGACTTCACCTTCCCCGGCGTGTCCGGCAAGTACCTGCTGCGTCTGCTGAAAGGCGACGACAGCAGCGCCGGCATCGCTCGCGCGTTCCTGAGCCCGAAGTACAGGCGGATGGACAATCTCGACGTGCTGCTCGCAGTGCTCGACGGGGCGTCGAAAGTGCTCGTCGACCCTGAGACGGGCACGACCCCGGACCCGGACGACAGCGACGCGATCGCGCGCTCGCAGCCGATCGAGCTGCAAGTGTCGCAGTGCGATCTGTCCGACCGGCGCATGTACGTCAAGATCCACGCGCCGCAGATCGCGATGCTCGCGCCGAAGCTGCTCGACGGGTACCGCAACCCGTTCGACGGGCCGGGCGCACCCGAGCGGGCCGGCATGCGCATGGGCGTCGAGGGCGGCGGCTGGAGCATCCCGGCTGCGCTCGCAGCTGCAGCACGCGAGGGCCAGGGTTACGCGCCGGGCAGCGAGCCGGTCGTGTGGGCCGGGCTCGTCGTGTCGAACAGCGACGTCGGCGGCGGCGCTCGCTCGATCGCTCCGCAGATGCGCGTCAAGATCTGCAAGAACGGGCTGACGATGCTCGCTGACGCTGACAAGAAAGTCCACTTGGGCAGCGAGCAGATCGAGGGCGTCGTCGACTACTCGTCTGACACGCAAGAGAAGGAACTAGCGCTGATCACTGCGCAGGCGCGTGACGCTGTGACTGCGTTCCTGTCGCCCGGCTATCTCGCGTCTGCTGTCGAGAAGGTCGAAGCGCTCGCAGCTGCGCCGGTCGCTGACGCTGAAGCGACGATCAAGCAAGTCGCGAAGACTGTCGGGTTCACGAACGACGAAGCTGCGGGCATCTTGTCGCACTTCATTCGCGGCGGGCAGATGACCGCGGGCGGCGTCGTCAACGCTGTGACGAGCTACAGCCAGACTGTCGACTCGCCCGACAGGGCGTGGGAGATGGACAACCGCGCGATGCGCGTGCTGGAGCTGGCAGCAGCTAGCTGAGCCGATCGTGCCGGCCCGGAGGGTGATCGGGTCGACAAGATCGAGAGCGGGCCGGCGCGGGGTAACTCGCGCCGGCTCGCGCCACATGAGGCAGCAGAAAGTGAGGGGACTGAGAACAATGACGACACAAGCTGACGACCGGCTGCTGTGGCCGGAAGAGGTCGCGGAGATTGCCGGGATTGACGCGCTGACTGTGCGCAAGATGCTGTCGCAGGCTAAGAAACGACGCCGGAACCCTAAGCCCGGCGATCTGCCGATGCCGGACGCTTACAAGGTCCGGCAGATCCGGCAGACGCCGACGCGCACAGCGCCGGTGAAGTCGCCGCAGTGGCGTGAGTCGACGATCGCTGCGTGGCTGCCGACTAAGCGCGGCGTTGGCCGGCCACGGCTGCAGCAGCCGACTGACGAGTAGCACGACCGGAGAGAAGGACGAAGCTGTGAGCGAGACTGAGACGTCGAGCGAGACTGTCGAGCACGAGCACGAGCTGTGGCGATGGGGCGGGGTGAGGCTCGCTGAGAACGAGTCGCTGCGCTACTGCTGGATCGGGCCGGACGGCAGCGAATGGACGTTCGCGAAGTCGAAGCTAGCCGGGTCGGTGATCGGCGGCACGTATCGCGCTGAGATCGTGCGCAAGCCAGACGGCGGGGTATCGCTGTTCGGCAAGCCGGTGTACGTCGGTGACCCTGATGACGACGACGAGCAGCATGACCGGCGTCTGCGCTGGTGCGCAGCTGACAAGATCGCGCGCTCGCGCAATGCGCGGATGCGAGCCGAGGCGAACGCTGCGAAGCGTGACGCGCTCGACGACGCGCTGACACCGGTCGTGATGATCGCGTCGTCGCTGCGCACGAACGCTGAGCGCGACGCGTTCGCTGCGTACGTGCTGCGCGTGATCAGGACGCGAGGCTGGGGATGAGCGCGACGACAGACAGGCAGCAGATCGCATGGCTGCTGTGGTGCATCCGGCAGGGTTACACGCGCCCTGAAGATCGCGCGATCCTCACGAACTGGATGGGCGATGATCCGTCGATGATGCACCCCGCTGACGTCGTCGAGCGCGACGAGCTGCTGCTGCTCGCTGATGACGTGCTCGCTGCAGCCGCAGCGCTGAGAGCGAAGGATGAGCCTGTGAGAGACAGCGAGCGCTGGCGGTCGATCTCGCCGGGCGCAGTGTTTGTCGAGTGCCGTGTCTGTCTCGTGCCAGTGCTGCTGACGTCGAGAGATGAGCACGACGCGAAGCTGCACCCAGCGCCGCGCCCGGTCGTCGACTGGCGCAAGATCAGCGGGCACGCGCACGAGCACGGCACTGACGACGGCGTCACAGTCCGGCACTCGCATTTCGGCGGCAACTCGCCGCACGGACACGACCCGGAGACGGGCTTTCAGGTGTGCCAGAGCTGCAGGGGCTCGCTGAGCGCTGACGGCTCATGCTTCGCTAAATGCCGAGGGGGCAGCGATGGCTAAGCAGGTATACATCGTGACGTGCCCGGCGTGCGGCTCGCGCGACGAGTACACGCGCCCGGACCCGCCTGAGCACACGTGCGGGCATCTGTCGGCTGTGTCGCAGCTGCTCGCGATCGCTGACGCTATCGGCAAGTCGCTGTCGCGCTGGCAGCAGCACGTGCTCGACGCGTTCATGCGCAGCAGCAGCTCGACAGCTGCTGTGCTGGGCGGCCGCATCGGTGGACGCTCGACAGCTCAGCTGCTCGCGATCGGTGCTGCTCTCGCGCGGGACGAGCATGTGCACGTCGCAGCTCGTGACGGGCTGTGGTGCGTGCAGCTGACGTCGCTCGGCGCAGTGTGGCTGCGGCTGCGCTCGCCTCGCGGCTGCGACTGCGACGAGCCGTCGTGCGTCGACTATGACCGCCAGGGCGTGACGTACGACGAGATCGGAGACTGGGGCGATGGCTGACTCTGTCGGATGGGGCTGCCCGCTGTGCTTAGCAGACGGGCAGCTGCTCGTCTGCACTGAGCTGTGCGACAGCGCGGACGTCGACGGCTACACGCAAGCAGAGTCGGAGCAGCGGACAGCTGCTGTGCGCGACGCTGAACGAGCTGTCGTGTCTGGCGTGCTGCTGACTGAGCAGCAGCACGCGATCTTGCGAGCTGAGAATGACGTACTGACAGCGCTCGCGTGCAAGCTGTCGAAGCGTGACCGCGATGAGTAAGCGCATACCGGTCGACTGCAGCGAGCCCAGTTGCGCGGGGCGCTTCCACTGGGCGCGCACGCAAGCCGGCAAGTCGATGCCGGTCGACGCGGGCAGCGCCGGCGACCCGGACGGCAACCTGGCTGTGTGGGATCATCACGGCGATCTGTGCTGCAGAGTGCTGACAGCCGGCGAGCAGCCGCGCTCGTGGGAATTCCGCGGGGTCAATCACTGGGCGACGTGCACGAAGGCGTCCGAGTTTAAGCCGGTGGCCGGCTGGCAGTTGTCGCAGCGTCATCTGCGCTGGGAGTACCGCGACCCGGCCGACGTCAGCAGAGTCGTCGTCTGGTATCACGTCGCGCGCGTCGCTGAACTGCTCGACGAGCACGGCTGGGCTGACGCGCAGCTGATTATGTGCGCGGGCTACGGCATCCCCGACCTGCCGGACGAAGCGAAGGGAGCGCAGCTGTGACGTGCTGCGACGAGGGCCGCTGCGGGCATCACTGCCCGCTGTGCCCGGACGATCATGAGCCGTGCGACATTCCGGCTGGCTCGCTGTACTGCGTCAAGACGAAGTGCCGTAACCCGCATCATCGCAAGCCGGCGAAGTCATGACTGACTCGATCCCGCGCGACGAAGCGGGCAACCTGTGCAGCGCGTGCCTCGATCACGCTGGCCCATGTATCTGCGCAGTCGACTGCGGCGAGCAGCAGTGCAGAGGCGACCGGCTCGACGAGAGCAAAGCGCTGCCGACGATCGAGCCGCTACCGACGACGATCGAGTACGACTGGGACGCTGCGCCGCCCGGCTGGTCGATCGTGCTGCACTGCACTGAGCCGTGCGCGTGCGGCGAGACAAACAGCGTCGGCCCGTTCCCGTCGAGAGCAGCAGCTGTCGCATGCGACGATCAGCTGCAGGCAGGCTGGCGTGACAGCGAGCTACGCCGGATCGCACGCGAAGCAAGGGAGAGCATGGGATGAGATGGTTAGCACGCTGGCTGCTGCGACGTCGCGATCGTCGAGCGCAGCGCTGGCAGGGGATCTGACATGAGCGATCTGACGCCCGAGCAGTCAGCGAGCAGAGTCGAGTCGCTGCAGCGCTCGCTCGACGAGCCGATGCCCGACCCGCTGCGCGGGCAGCTAGAGGATCTGATCGAGCCGCACACGATCAACATGTACTTGGACCACGGCGACGTGATGACCTGTATCGACGTCGCGTTCCCCGTGATACGCGACTATCTGCGAGAGCGCGTCATCGCGCTAGCTGACACTCTCGATGAGCATCCGACTGCTGCGTGGGCCGCCGATGAACTGGCAGACTTGATCAGGGCGGCTGCGCGCAGCGAGGACAAGCCATGAGCAACCGGCGCAAGACGCGCAAGCTGAACGCCGGCCGGCTAACCCGGCCGCGCGTGCTGTGGACTGGGCGACCGCGGGGCGGGGCGGGTCGTCGAGCGCCCGGACGACTCGCGCCGACGCTGCAGCTCGCGCCGCCGCCGACGCTGATGACGAACATCCGGCGCGTGCTCGCGTCGTCGAAGATGAGCGACCGCTGAGCGATGCAGTACGTCGCTCCCGCCCGGCGCGTCCTTGACCAGCTCCACATCACAGACGCGCCGGGCATCGTCGCGAGGGGAGTGCAGCCGGGGACTGTGCTGCGCTGCGGCGTAGTCGTCGAAGCTGATGACTTGTGGTGGCCGGTCGACCGGCGTGACAGTGACAAGATCTGCGCTGGCTGCGAAGGCAAGCCCGCCCCAGTGCAGACTGATCTGTTCGCATGATCCGAGCGTGGCTGGCCTGGGCAGCGTGGCAGACGATCTGGCGTTACTGCTGGCAGTGCGACGCTCGTCGAGCGCGCTGGCATCGGCATCCGTGCTTCGCGCTCGACTTCGACGCGCTCCCGCCGTCGTGGCAGACGGCAATAGCTCAGGCCGTCGCTGAGGACGGCGCTGCCAGCCCCGCATCTGACGAGTAAGCGACTATGCGTACCGCCCGTTAGGCGCGGTTCAGCGGTATCAAAAACTGAACGGGACTTGACGGCGAGCAGGCGAGCAGCAGCTCATGCGACAGTTACGCTGTCCCCATGCTGCCCACCCGTCTAGGCGTCGCATGGACGCCCGCTGAAGCTGCTGCCGCCCTTTCTCCGCGCGCAGATGCAGAACTGCTCGCGAACGTCGTCAGACTGCTCCGCATCCCCGAAGTCGAACCCGGCCGCTGGGATGCGGCCGACCTGCTGGGCGTGCACGACGCGCTGCGCCCCTGGCTGCCCATGCCTGAGCGTCGCTCGTGCTGCGTACGCGCTGAAGCTGCGATGCTGGAATGCATGGGCCTGACTGATCTCGATCTAGCGCCAGCGTGAGATGCCGACGCGACGCGAGAAAGACGCAGCACGCAGTCGCCTAGTCGACGACGCAGCTCGTCAGCTCGCTCGCGGCATCTCAGCTGCTGAAGCGCTGATCCGCTACCCCGATCAGCAGGGCAAAGCGATCACGGGCAGCTCAGCGAAGTCTGCAGCCCCGTGGAACGCGCTAGCTGCTGACGCGCTGATGACAGCGCACGAGGGCGCTCGACGTCTTGAGGCATCGCTGCGCGTCCAGGTGACCGGCAAGCCAGGCACGCGGCGCGGCAGCTCGCCGGCGCACACCGCTGCGGCGCTCGTCGCGATCGTCCGCCTGGCCGAAGCGCTCGACCATCGTGACGCTGCACGAGCCGCCCGGATACTGGCCCGCTGGGCGCGGTCGATCGAGCTGCTACCCGGTCTAGACGAAGCTGTGCGCTGGGTGCCGATCCGGCTCGACCCTGACGCGCCGACGCCGCCGAAGTGCCGGTACTGTCAGCGCTTCACTCTGCGACTAGCTGAGGGCAGGTTCGTCGTCGCGTGCTTGAATCCGGGCTGCCCCGGCGACGACAACGGCGAGCGACCAGTCGCTCGGCTGGAACTGACTGAGCTGCACGGCCCCGCACTCGTCTGGAGTGACGGCGCGATCCAGTCCGCGCGCGGTACCATGCCGCGCAAATGCCAGGCGCCGAACTGACGATCAGGGAAGCTGCCGACTGGCTCGATCCGCCGCTCAGCGCAGACTCGCTCGCAGCGATCGTGCGCGCGCTCGGTATCAAGCCGGCCGGTAAGCGTGTCGTCGACACTGGCCGGCCGCCGCTGACTTACGACGCGCAGCTGCTCATCGACTTGCACACGGCGCTGGTACCGTTCATGACACGCCCGTGACAGTGCGCGACTTGCTGCGATCGCACTTTGCTGGCTTAATTGCTGCTGGTACCTCATGCCCGGAGGGCGCAAGTGACAAACGAGCCCCGGCCAGATACCGACCCGCCTGCTGGAGAACCCCCGCCGCCCCCGCCGCTGCCGGACGGCACAGCGTCTGACTCATCTGAGCGCGAGCGCGTGCCGTTCGGCTTCCGGCAGCACGTCGACGAGCGCAAACCCGAGCCGACCAAAGACGAGGCGACACGCTCGCTGACGAGCTGCACGACTGAACGCGTCGCCGGTACTTGGGTGCAGCGCCCCCGCTACCAGCCGGACGAGATACGCGCATGAGAGCTGACGAGAGGTTCCCCGTCGTCTGCTCGTGCCCGCTGCACCGCTATGACGCGTGCGCGCGGAATATGACGGACTGTCAGCTGCCCTGGGTCGTCGCTGAAAACGCGCGAGCACAGCCGAGCATCGTCGAGCGCATCGTCGGCTGGCTCGCTGATCTGATCGGCCGCGGATGAGTCACGCTGACGACCTCGCGCAGCTGCGTGAGATGCCCGTCGAGATCGAGCTGCAGGGCGGCACAGCTGACGGCGCGCGCGTGTGGGTGCCGCGCGAGATGACGACGTATCTCGTGCCACTGCAGCCAGAGATCGCGCTGTTCGTCGCTGAGCTGCGAGACTCCGTCAACATGGTGCCGATACGCTGCGCTGTCTACCACTGGCGCGGGTCGATCGCAGACGACGGAGCACGCCGGTTCGTGTTCGACGGCGAGCAATGACGATCGAGTGTGTCAAAGGCGAGCACGGCGACTGCCGCGCTGAAGACGAGATCGACTGCGACTGCGACTGTCACGACTGGGAGTGAGCGGGTGGCTGACGAGCTGTTCAGAGTCGCTGATCAGACGTTCGACCCGGCGATCGCTGTCGACGCTGTGCGCGAGCACCCTGATAACTACAATCAGGCTGACACGGGCGCGATCGACGAGTCGCTGAGCGCGCACGGGTTTTACGGCGCTATCGGCGTCCAGAAGTCGACCGGATACATCCTGTGGGGCAATCACCGGCACCGCGAAGCTGTGAAGCTCGGCGCGAAGACGCTGCCGGGGTTCTGGCTCGACGTCGACGACGACGAAGCTGCGCGCATCCTCGCTGTCGACAACCGCACGAGCGCGCTCGCGAAGCCGGACGAGAAACGACTGATCGCGCTGCTGCAGCGCGTGCAAGAGTCACCGTCAGGACTGGCCGGCACTGCGTACACCGACAGCGCACTCGCAGACATCATGCGCCGTCAAGCGTCGCTCGGTGAGCTGCCGATGAACCCTGACGACGAGTGGGAAGGCATGCCCGGCTTCCGCAACAACTCGCTAGAAGGCGCGGCAGCTGTGCGGATCCACTTCCCGACAGACGAAGACGCTGACGCATTCTTTAAGCTGATCGACCGGCCGCGGTCGCGGTGGCTGTGGTGGCCGCAGTCTGACGGGCACGTCGGCACAGACTTCGCTGAGATGGAAGTCAGCGACGGCGCAGCATGAGCGACCGCATGGACTGGTGGGAGCGCTTCCTCGCAGCCGAAGATCGCAGGTTTCGCCGTTCAGTTACGAAGCTGACACGCGCTGATCTGCGCGCTACGGGCACACTCGCCGCCTACGCCGAGCCCATCACGCAGCGCGAGCTGCTGCAGCTGCGACGGCGCTGGTACGCATCGCGCAACGGCCCGGTGCAGCTGATCGACCCGCTGCCGCGCCCCGTCCGGCTACGGCTCGCTGTCGAGCACCGAATCGACGGCGCAGCGATCTGGCTCGTCGAGCATCGCTGCTCAGCGCTCGCAGTCGCACTGTGGAAGGGCACGCTGCTATGGCGCCGCTAGTCCCGCGCTTCCCGGTCTACATCCCGAGCAAGTCACGCGCGCAGACAGCGCTGACACCTCGAGCTCTGGATCGTCTCGGCGTGCCCTGGCGGATGATCGTCGAAGCGCAGCAGCTCGACGACTACGCCGCCCAGTACCCGCGTGACCGGCTGCTCGTGCTGCCGCCCGAGTATCAGCTCGGCTATGACCCGTGCGACGGACTGGGCAGCTCGCGCCCGATGGGACCGGGGCCGGCGCGTAACTTCGCGCTCGATCACAGCGTCAGCGAAGGGCACGCGTGGCACTGGGTGATGGACGACAACATCCGGTATTTTGGCCGGCTGAACGAGAACAAGCGCATGCTGTCAGGCGACGGCATGATCTTCGCGGCGATGGAAGACTTCGTGCTCAGGTACGAGAACATCGGGGAAGCAGGCCCTGACTATTGGTTCTTCGTCAAGGCGCGCACTCGACAAGCGCACCCGTTCGTCCTCAACCGGCGAGTGTTCAGCTGCAATCTCATCCGCAACGACACCGGCATACGCTGGCGAGGCCGCTATAACGAAGATCTCGACTTGGCGTACCAGTTCCTTGAAGCTGGCTGGTGCACAGTCGTCTTCCGCACGTTCCTGCAGCACAAGACAGTGACGCAAGCGATGGCCGGCGGCAATACGGAAGCGTTCTATGCGACTGAGGGCACGCTGCACAAGTCGCAGCTCGCTGTCAAGATGCACCCCGACGACGTCCGGCTGCACTATCGCTTCGGTCGCTGGCACCACATCGCTGACTGGTCGAAGTGGGAGAACATGGGGCTGATCAGACGCGCTGACTACGCGCCGAGCGACGCGAGCAAGTACGCGACACGAGTCGTCGAGAGGCCGAAGCAGTGACTGACACGACGATGCGTCAGTACGCGCCCTACCCCGTCGAGCTGCGCCAGCTCATCGAGCAGCTCAACTACCGGCGACACATGGGCTGGCGCGTCGAGCTGTACGACGTCGAGCGCGATCACAGCAACGTGCACAGCGGGCGCGCCGGCGGGCTGACACTAGTCGTCACCCGAAGCGGACCCGACTCGTACCACCACGACCGCACGATCCGCGTCGCGCACTACTTCGCTGTACCGGCCGCGACGTACAACCGGCAGTCGTGGCAGCGCTGGCTGTTCGACCGCCTGGGCGACGTCGACACGCATGAGCGCATGGAAGACTTCGTCGTCGACGGCGAGCGCCCGTACGCGCCGAACCACGGGCCGGGCCACGACCCGTACACAGTGCGCGAGCTGAGCAGCGAGCTAGACCGGCGCACTGCGTACACCGGCAAGATCAACACCGACTAGGAAACGTACGCAGTGACCGGACGCGCCAGACGACGTCGACGAGCGCTGCCCGGCGCGACGACACGAGCCGGGCTCGGCGCCCCCCATCAGCGTGACCGGGTCGCAGCGCTCGCAGCACTGCGCGAAGGAATCGACCGCTGCCCATTCGACGACTGCCCGTACCCCGGCCGGCGACTCTACATCCGGCAACGGCTAGATCTCGACGACTACCCGCCGAGAGCCCTGGCACTGCCCCGGGGCATCGTGCCTGTCAAGCGACTCGCGCACGCGAGCTGTAACCGGCGTCACGGCGCACTGCTGCGCAACGCACTGCAGCGAGCCCGCCTCAGAACAACCGCCCCCAGCACGACGACCCGGCAGCAGCAGACAGTGCGACTCGCACGATGGTAGGAGAGCCAACCTCTCGTGCTCTGCGAGGGCCGTCAACCTAAGCCGGCCCCCAAGGCAACCGGCCCACCCACAAACGCACAACGCAGCCGCAAGGCGTACGGCCAGGGCGAAAAACAACCGGGGGGACAGCTCCACACGACCGGGGACAGCCCCCCGACGCGCGCCGACAGGACAAAGCACACGCTTTGTCAGGAGGCCGCCGCTCGACGACGAGCCCGCGCAGGACAGGAGGCCGAGCCGGTTTTTTTCGCCTCCGCAGGCGGCTGAG